CTACTCCGGAAGCTCCACCTTGAACGCCGCATCGGCGTCGGGATCCTCGGTGCCTGCGTAGCTGACGACACCGCCCCGCCGGCCGACGTCGAGGACGAGCTTCCCCGTCACGGACTGGCCAGGCTTGTACGTCGTGTCGAGGCTGTCGCCCTCACCGACGCCTTCGAGCGTGGACGCGTCCTGAGCGGCCGTCTGGGCGTCCTCCCACTTCATCATCCCGTACGTCAGCACCTCCGCCGGAGCCTTGCCGACGTTCTCCAGCTTCAGCGTCAGCTCGACGAACTGACCGTGTTCAGGCTTGTTGCTCGTATCGAGCTCTGCCGGCGTCACGTACTTCGCGCTGACGACGGTCGTCTTCATCTGCGTGACGACCTTGAACTCCCCGAGATCATCCGTCTCGCCGTAGTCCCACGTGCCCGACTGACCGACCTTCAGAGCCGGGCAGCGGACGGGGACGGCGTCTCTGACGGCTCCTCCGTGGCTTGCTCCTGGACGACAGGTGCCGCGGATGCGGACGCCTTGTCATCGCCCCACCTGACGAACACCCCGTCAGCAGAGCGGCTGATATGAGCACTGCCGGCACAACGGCACGGCGAACGTAAGCGCGCATCGCATCCCCCATGACTGAGTGGCCTCCCCTGGCCACACGGAGCGACAAGCGTAAGGCACGGTCGCAGGACAGGAGGCAATTGGCGTGGCAAGGAAGCGCACGCAGATCACGCCTCCCGAGAACTGGGCTTCACTGCGTCGCCGTGTGCTGCCAGGGACAAGCATCGTGCACCATGCCCTTCTCTGACGGCTCCCTGTGTGGGGTGAGGCCACGGATGTTGACCCATCGAGCCCGGTGACGACCACAGAATGGCCAACCTGCGGGCACTGTGCGGGTGGTGCCACGCCAGGAAGAGCGCCAGTGAGGGCGGTACGCAGCGGCTCTCACACGCGTGCGTACAGACAGGCCCAAGCCAACACACCCAGCACTGGAGGACTGATGCTCATGCGTGTGTGGAGGACGCTTGTCTGGCCATGCGTCGGGCACAGGGCTCACGGGTGGGGAGCTGACGCCCATGAGTGGCGCACACGTGGTGCGGAGGAGGCGGACGACCACGGGCGCAGACGGCGTCATAGTGACGGCCGACCCGTGACGTCAACGGTTGTCGACGTTGGCAAGCTCGCGAAGCCTCCGAAGATCAACCGTTGGTCATGATCGCGCATGCACGACGATCACGATTCACGCTCGTCCCGAGCCGCTGGAGAATCAAGGGGCGAGCTCGCTGACGGTGATCGTCGGGGAGCCGCGCGCCGGCTTCGCTGCGAAGATCGACTAGCCCCCGACCCAGGGGGGTGACCCCCGATCGGCCCTCCTGAAGACCGTAAAGGTGCTGGGCTTCGCTGTCTGTACGGGTCTGGGGATCCTGAGCGTCACACTTTCACCCCGCCGTGCGGGAGGCCGGGAGACGGCCGCACAGGGCTTCCTAGGGGCATCTGAGCCCTGCGGGAGGCTCGAAAGCGTGACGCGCCGGCATGGTAAACCAACTACGTTTCCGCAGGTGGGAGGCTTGAAAGTGTGACCGGCCGCCACTACGATAGAGACGTGACCAAGACTTGCGAACACTGCGCGAAGCCCCTGCCGATCCTGGCTCGGAGCCACGCGCGCACGTGCTCGCCCCGGTGCCGTAAGGCACTGTCCCGCGCTGCCGCGAAGGCTGCGCGCTCGCTCCCGCTGAGCTCACGACCCGCGACAGGTGGGTACGTCGAGCCGGCGACAAGCGTCCGCTGACGACGACTGGCAGAGCCGCGTCAAGCACTGACGCTCGAACCTGGAGCACCTACAAGAACGCTGCGGAGTCCGTGGCGGGCGTCGGTCTGGGCTTCGTCCTCTCCGACGTCGACGACGTGGTCTGTCTCGACCTGGACCACTGCCTGAATCCGCTCACCGGGCGTCTCGCCCCGTGGGCCGCAGCCATCCTCCGCGACGCGGGCGCCACCTACGTAGAGGTGTCCCCGTCCGGCGACGGGCTGCACATCTGGGGCCGTGCTGACGTCCGACAGGGACGGAAGATCCGGCGCCCTGACGGTACGGCCGTGGAGATCTACGGGACCGGCCGCTACATCGCAATGACGGGGCGCCGGCATGGCTCCTCCCCGTCCATCCTCGCGGACCTCTCCGCGGTGGTGACTCGCTTGACGGCTCGCTAGCTCCCGCCACGGGACGGCATCGCCGTTCCAACCCGGGAGGTACCCCCATGGCACAGCCCGACCGGCATTGGTACGCCGGAGGCGGCTACCTGACCGCTCGCCCCATGTCGACATCAGAGCCCGAAGAGACGTACGTACTCTCGGACGACGAGATGCAGAAGCTCCTCGCGAACATGCGCGAGCGGCTTGCCGAGAGCGTTGCTGTCACGAATGCGGACGACGTCTGATGGCCGGCCGCGGACCCGCCCCGAAGGACCCTGCGAAGCGTCGCCGGCGCAACGCCACCGACCCGGAGACGGTCGTCGTCAACGACGGTGAACTCCGCGGTCCTGAGCTGCCGGAGGGCGTCCTCCCGGGCGACGAAGAGTGGCACCCGATGACGGTTCAGTGGTGGCACGAGTGGCGTACAAGCCCGATGGCCGCGAACTTCCTCGGAACCGACTGGTCTTTCCTCCTCGACGCGGCCCTGATGCATCACACGGCCTGGACCAAGGGGAAGTGGGAATTCCTTTCCGAGGTGCGCATGCGCTCCGCCAAGTTCGGCGCCACGCCCGAGGATCGCGCCCGCCTGAAGCTGAAGGTTGACGAGCCCGCAGGCGGCCGTCAGACGCCCGTTCAGCGCGCGGACAACGTCTCGGACATCAACTCGCGCAGAGCGCGTCTCACAGGCTAGGAGACCGCGTGCCGCACGTAACTGTGCGCGCCCCCGGTCACGACCGTTCCCGCTCTCTCGGGTGGATGGCGGTCGCATGGATGGAGTACTTCGTCGTACACGGCCCTGGCGACGTCCAGGGCGAGCCCGTACGGCACGGTGACGAGTACACAGGCTTCGTCGTCGACTGTTACGCGGTCGACGACCACGCCGGAAAGATGCTGTACGACTCAGCGTTCTTCAGTCGCCCGAAGGGCTGTGACAAGTCCGGACTAGGCGCCCGCGTTGGCCTCTTTGAAGCCTTCGGCCCCTGCCGCTTCGACGGTTGGGCCGAGGGCGGAGAGGTCTACCGCGACCCGTGGGGACTCGGCTTCGAGTACGTCTACGAGCCCGGCGAGCCGATGGGCCGTCCGGTCCGCGTCCCCTACCTCCGCATCATGGCGACGGAGGAGGGCCAGACCGGCAACGTCTACGACACCATCTATTTCAACCTGACCGACGAGGCGTCGCCTCTCTCGCAAATCCCGGGCGTTGACCCTGGGTTGACGAAGATCAACCTCCCTGATGGCGGAGAGATTACGCCGTCGACCGCCTCGTCCTCCTCGAAGGATGGCGGTAAGGAGACGTGGGTCTGTTTCGACGAGACCCACCTCTACAACACTCCCGAACTCCGGCGCATGTACGCGACCGTTACCCGAAACCTCCGCAAGAGGAAGAAGGGCGCCGGCACGTGGTATCTGGAAACCACCACGATGTTCGCCCCGGGGCAAGACTCCGTCGCTGAGCGCACGTACGAGGAAGCCGAAGCGATCCGTGAGGGAAAGAAGAAGCGCGGTCGCGCTCGACTTCTCTACGACCACCGTTACGGCGTCTGCAAGAACCTCAAAGACGAGGACGAGCTCCGCGCGGCCCTAATCGACTCCTACGGCGACGCCATGGAGTGGATGGACCTCGAAACGCTCGTTGACGACTTCTACGACCTTCGCAACGACTCCGCGGACGGTAAGCGGTACTTCCTCAACTCGCGGACATCGTCCAGTGACTCGTGGATGGACACCGACACCTGGGAAGTCTGCCGCCGGCCGGAGGAGCTCGCCCCCGGTGACCTCGTCACCCTCGGCTTCGACGGCTCCATCCGCGACGATGCGACGGCGCTCGTAGCCTGCCGCGTCTCTGACGGTCATCTTCAGCTCCTCGGATGCTGGGAAAAGCCCGAAGGCGCCGAAGGCGAAGGGTGGCAGGTAGACCGTGAGGCGGTCGACGCTGCCGTTGCCCGCGCATTCGACCGCTACGAGGTCTGCGGCTTCTACTGCGACCCTCCGCACTGGCAAGACTACGTCGACAACTGGACTTCCAGCTTCGGCGAGGGGCTCCAGGTAAGCGCCACGCAGTCACGCCCGTTGGAGTGGTGGACCAACCGCCCAACGGCCATGGAACACGCGTTGGACCGATTCGTCGAGGCCGTTGACGACAAGGCACTGTCGTTTGCCGGAACTGAACGCGCCGACGACGAAGAGCCGTTCTCCAAACTCGGCGCAACGCTCTCGCGCCACGTGCTCAATGCGAAGCGTCGGCCGATGGGTCGCAATCACATGGGCATCGGCAAGGAACACCCGAAGAGCCCGAAGAAAATCGATGCCGCTATGGCGGCTGTCCTGGCCTACGAATGCCGCGCCGACGCTGTAGCCGCAGGCATCACGAAGCGTAAGAAGCGTTCGTCCAAACTCCACGCCTTTTAGGGAGGTCCGTAAGTGCCTATCGATGCGTCGAAGGTTGAGTCTCCCGGGTGGTGGCTCCAGCGACTCGGGAAGAAGCTCCTCGACGAGCGCGACGACACCCGTGACGAGGACGGCGAGGTAGAGCCGGGACTCGACACCCTGAAGCGGTACGCAGAGAACCGTGCCCCGCTCCCACGGGTGCCTGGCCTGGACCCCCGCGAAGTTGCGGAGTGGATGAAGGACGCCCGTACCAACTGGACGTCACTCGTCATCGAGTCTCCGACGGAGCGCATGCACGTCGACGGCTTCCGCTTCGGCGAGCCGGACAGTGGCAGCGACTCCACGAAGTCCGGCGACGAGGATGCGAACCGCATCTGGCAGGAGAACAGCCTCGACGCGGACGCCGACCTCGTCCACTACGGCGCCCTCTCGCAGCGACGCGGCTTCACGCTCGTCGAGCGGGGCGACGACGGACGACCGGTCATCACGCACGAGACCCCGCGTCAGGTTGCCGTCGAGCACACGCAGGGCAGCCGGCGCAAGCTCGCTGCGGGCCTCAAGATGTGGCGCGACGACTGGACGGGGAACACCCGCGCGACGCTGTGGACGCCGGAGAAGATCTTCGACTTCGTCACGAAGTCCGAGACCCCTGTCTTCCCCGGTCGGGCCGCGCAGCTCCGCGCATGGGACGCTTTCGCTCTCCCGAACCAGGGTGACGGCGAGCGACCCAACGATCTGAACATCGTTCCTCTCGTCCCCTTCACGAACCGACGGAACCGCCGGCTGAGCGGCTTCGCGGAACACGAGGACGTACTGACCGTCCAGAACCGCATCACGCTCTCGCTGATCAACCTCATTGCGGCCATGAAGTACGGCGCCTTCAGGCAGCGTTGGGCCGCGGGCCTGGAGGTCGACGAAGACCCGATCACGGGGAAGAAGGTTCAGCCCTTCCAGCTGGACATCAGGCGTCTGTGGACGACCGAAGACCCCGAGGTCAAGTTCGGTGAGTTCTCCGCAACGGACTTGATGCCGTACGTCCGGGCTGTCGAAGCTGCCGTACAGGATCTCGCCGCGATCAGCCGGACGCCTCCACACTACCTGATCGGCGCCGTCGTCAACGTCTCCGGCGACGCCCTGAAGGCCGCGGAGACGGGACTCGTCTCGAAGGTGAGAGACCGTCAGCGCAACTTCGGTGAGTCGTGGGAGCAGACCATGAGGTTGGCCTTCCGCGTCCTGAACGACGAGGCGAAGGCCACGGCCTACACCGCTGAGACCCTCTGGCGCGACCCGGAGTCCCGCTCCGTCGCTGAGCTCGCCGACGCTGCCGTGAAGAAGCAACAGGCGGGCGTCCCGTGGCGTCAGCGCATGGAGGACATGGGGTACACACCTCAGCAGATTGCGCGCATGGAGATCGACCGCGCTGCCGACGCGATGAACGCGCAGGCTGCCGCGGACGCCGCGAACCCGCAGGTGACGCCGATTGGTGACGCCCGAGCGGCCCGCGACCAGCGTCCTGTGATCGGACGGAGCGCCGATGACGCTAACGCCGCTTGATCAGCGGTACGGCTCCGCGGTCCGGAGCATCTGGGCGAGTGTCCTGGGGAAGACCAGCGGGTCTTTCTCAGGGCTCGGATCCTGGCGTGACGCCGACGCTGCGAAGTTCAAGCGCCAGACGCTCCCCATCATCCTCGCCGGCGAGCGGCAGATCGCGACCCTGACGGCGTCCTACCTGGAGCAGCTTTACAGGGAGGTCGACGCGAAGGCGCCGCGGATCTCGCTTGACTTCGACGCCGTGACGGGCCAGGCCCTCCGCGGTGTTGACCCGGCTGAGGTGTACGACCGCCCATTCACTGAGGTCTATACCGCGCTCTCGCAGGGCGAGTCCCTTGACGTTGCTGTCGGGCGGGGCTCACATCGCCTGGAGACGATCGCGAAGACTGATCTCCAGCTCGCGAAGACGCACACGGTGCGGGAAGTCGCGTCGGACATGCCCAAGTTCAAGTACACCGTCCGTGTCTTGCGCGGTGAGTTCGACTGTGCGCTTTGCATGATCGCCGCGACTCAGCGCTACCACAAAGAGGACTTGGCTCCGATCCACCCGGGCTGTGACTGCGACGTCAAGACGGTCACGGCGGACTACGACCCGGGGCAGATCATCGACGAGGAATTCCTCAACGACGTGCACGACGCCGTGGAGGCCGCAATCGGTCAGTTCGACCGCGGAGGACGCGCCGTCGACTACCGAAAGATCATCGTCTCTCGCGAACACGGCGAGATCGGGCCCGTTCTGGGCTACCGGGGTCAGCGCTTCACGGGCCCTGACGACATTCACCTTCCGACCTGACGCCCGCCATGGGCTGACGACTCCCGACAGGGGAATCCTGCATGTCTCGACGCACTCTCGCACGCCGTAACTCGCTGCTCACGTTCGCCGCGCAGCCGTGGAACCTCTTCGAGGACGACCCGGGCGCCGGCGGTGGTGGCGGAGGCGGCAACGGCGCCCCGACCGTCAACGAGCACGGCTACCCCGACGGTAAGCCCGTTGCGGAGATGGCGCCGGAACATCAGGTCGCGTACTGGAAGCACCACGCGCGCAAGCACGAGCAGCGGGCCAACGCCGCTCCGGACGCCACGGAGCTGGAGCGCCTGCGCAAGGCAGACGCGGACCTGAAGGCCCGCCAGGCGGCCGAGCTCTCCGAGACGGAGCGACTCCAGAAGGAGCGCGACGAGGCTGCGGCGGAGGCCGCCACGGCGAAGGCGGAGCGGGACGCGGCTGCGCGCAAGGCTCTCGTCCTCGAAATCGCCGCGGAGAAGGGACTCACCCCTGCGCAGGCTGCCCGACTCCAGGGCGCCACGAAGGAGGAGCTGGAGGCCGACGCCGACGCACTCAAGGCGCTCTTCGGGTCCTCCAACGGAGGCCAGGGGAGCGGGGGCTCCGGCACTGGCTCTCAGCGTTCCGGCGGCAACCGCGGAGGTGACGTCGGAGGCGGCTCGAAGACCGTGTCCGCCGGCGCGGACCTCTACCGGCAGCGCCACGGCAAGAACTAACGACCCATCAACGGAGGATCTATGAACCTCGGGCAGATCACCGAGACGTTTTCGCAGGACAAGCGGGATTGGCTCCAGGGCGCGCACGGCACGGACATCGCCGTCGGCGTGACCCTCGACGTCTCCAAGTTCACCGCCGGCACCCACTACCCGGACGGCTACATCAAGTCGGGAATCCCACTCGGCAAGATCACGGTGGGCGGCAAGTTCGGCCCCTACGACGACACCGCGACCGACGGCCGTCAGACCTGCGTCGGCTTCCTCTTCACGGGCGTCGAGGTCGTCACCCGACGGGGCGCGACGGTCACGTCCACCGTCGGCTCCATGCTCGTCCACTGCGCGGTCAAGGAGTCCAAGCTCCCTGTCGCCGTCGACGCCGCCGGAAAGACCGATCTCGGCTCCCGCGTCATCTTCGTCTGAGAGGTAACCCATGCAGCTTATCGACGAGTTCGTCACCCCGGCGGAACTCACTGGCTATGCGCGAGCGGCTCTCGCCGATCGGCCCGAGAACGCGCTCACGCTGGAGCGTTGGCTCCCGAACCGCACCATCAACGATCTCTCCTACCGGTTCACCCGGGGTGGCGGAGGTCTGACGGAGGCCGCGAACTTCCGCGCCTACGACGCGTCTTCGGACGTCGGCGTGCGGCCCGGTGGTGCGCGGGTGAGCGGCGAACTGCCGCCCATCTCTCGCAAGATCCCGGTGGGCGAGTACGAGCGCATCCGGCGCCGGAACGTGAACACGCAGAACGCGGAGATCCGGGACGCCATGCTCGACGACGGCGTCCGCCTGGCCCGTCAGATCGAGGCCCGTGCCGAACTGGCCCGAGGCGAAGCGATCTTCTCCGCGGGCGTCGCGCTGAACGAGAACGGCGTTCAGGCGTCGGTCGACTTCGGCCGTAACGCCGCGCACAACGTGACCGCCGGCACCGTGTGGTCGAACCCCGCGGCCGACGTCATCGGCGACTTCCAGACGTGGTTGGAGGTCTACAACGACACCAACGGTGGCGACCCGGACTCCGTCCTGATCTCGCGTGCCATCTGGACGGCGCTGAAGCGCAACACACAGCTGCGTGGCCTGTCGACGACGGGTGCGACGGCCCCGACGATCCTGACGGACTCCATGCTCGCCGCGATCCTGGCCGACCACGGCATCCCGCCCCTGGTCCGGTACGACGCGAAGATCAGCGTCAACGGCGTCTCCACGCGAGTCACGCCGAACGACAAGCTCGCGTTCATGCCGGCGCAGGGCGACGCTCTCGGGCAGACCCTTTGGGGCGTCCCCGTCGAGGCGGACGACCCGCGGTACGGCCTCGCCGGCTCGGAAGCCGGAATCGCCGTCGGCGGCTACAAGTCGGAGGACCCACAGACCGTATGGACGCGGGCGACCGCGATCGTCCTTCCGGTGGCTGCGGCTCCCGACCTGACGTTCGTCGCCGACGTCCTCTGACCCGAAACGCGAGGCACTCACGCATGGCAACCCTGGCAACGAACGTCCACGTGACGGACGACGAGGGCACGGCCCACGTGTTCGGCCCCGCGGACGAGGTCCCCGAGTGGGCTCAGGAGCGCATCACGAACCCGAAGGCGTGGGCTGAGGCTCCAGCGCAAAACGTTTCGCGCTCCGTGGAGCCGACGCCTGCGCCGGCTCCAAAGCCCGTGAAGCGGGCCGCGCCACGGCGGAAGGCGGCCGGCAGTGGCACTGTTCGAAGCGAGTGAGCTGCGGACTCTCCTGAAGCTCCCGCTCACAGACGATGAGTGCGCCCTCGCTCACGACCTGACCGAAGACGCCTTCTACGGCGAAGTAGGGGAGCGACTGGCGAACCCGCCTCAGCGCGGAGTCAAGTCAGTCGCTCTCATGGTCGCCGCCCGGGTCCTGACCAACCCGGGCGGGCTCCGCAGCGAGCAAGCGGGCGGCATGCTTCAGACCTACTCCGACGGTCAGACAGGCGTGATGCTGACGGACGACGAGCGCAAACGCCTTCGCCGCGCCGTCGGCATGTCGTCCGGAGCCTCGTCTCTGGATATCTCGCCTCAGGACAGTTGCCCGCCCGTACAGACCTGGAGGTAGACATGGGCCTGATTGCCCGTCTCATGTCGGAGACGCTCACCATAGAGCGCCCCGGTCCTCCGGTGCGGGACTCCACGGGTACGAAGGTGCCCGGTCCTCCGGTGCAGATCGAGGTCAAGAACTGCACGATCATGAGCCCGTACGGGGCGACTGTCGGCAGCACGACGGAGACACAGGCGGCATCCATGACCGTGGAAACCCGCCGGGTCTTCGCTGCGCCCCTCGGTACCGACGTGCGCAAGACGGACGTGATCCGTCGAGGCGCTGAGAAGTGGGAGGTCGTCGGCGATCCGCTGGAGCTTCCCCTCACTTCGCTCGCGCGCGTCGAAGCGATGGTGAGGCGGGTGACGGGGTGACGACGTTCCGGTCCAAGTACACCGGTAGCTACCGAGGCATCGGAAAGCTCTTCCAGCGTCCCGCTATGCAGCTCGCGTGCCGCAAGGCTGCCGTCGAGATGAAGGGCGTTTCGGAGGGCTACGCCCCCGTCGGCGACCCCGCGGACGGCGACCATCACCCGGGCCTCTACAAGGAATCCTTCGAGGTCGTTCCGGTTTGGCGCAACATCAAGTGGAAGGGGCAGAGCCGTTGGCGCGCCGGCGCACGACTCATCAACACAGCCCCTCACGCCTGGCGCGTCGAGCGCGGAGACGGACGAGTCCCGCGGTACGCGGTCATGCAACGTGCCATAGACACCATGAAGGCGGGGCAGCGTGCCTGACGTCGAGGCGGTACTCAACCCGTGGGCTGAGGCGACGCTCGGAGCGACCGCCGGCGCAGAGACGCCTGACGACCTGGAGAACGAGCTCCCATTCATCCGCATCGAGCGGGGCGGGGGAGCGGACGAGCGCTTCAGTGAACACCCCCGGGTGTTCGTCGACGTCTTCGCCGCCACGGCTGACCAGGCTCGAACTCTCGCGAACTCACTTCGTGACGCGCTCCTCTTCCTCCGCGGCCCCGTGAACGGCGCCGTCATCCGCGACGTCCGATGCGACTCAGGCCCGTCGCGGCAGCCATGGGCGAACCCCGCAGTTCACCGCCGGGGCGCAACGTACACCGTGAGCCTTCGGGACGCGTAAACCACTGACACTCTGACCCGCTCCTCTACTGACGGCGCGGGTCTTTCGCATGCCCTGGAGGGCTCATGGCGGATACCCGCAATGCTGATCTGACGTTCGGCGCAACCGACTACCTCGTGTATCAGGCGCCGATCAACACCGTCGCTCCGACCGGCTTCACCGACCCCGCGACCGCGTGGAAGATGCTCGGATGGGTCACGACGGAGGGTGGTCTCTTCAAGATCGAGGAAGAGACGAAGGACATCGACGCCGCCGGCTCGCTGGAGCCGATCCGAACCCTGAGCACCAAGTCGACGAAGAGCCTTCAGGTGACGTTCCTGGAGGGTCTGAACCCGCTCGTCCGCGCCCTGTACGACAACGTCCCGATCGCGTCCCTTGAGCCGAACGAGACGACGGGGATCGCGTCCTACGACCTCCCCGACAAGCCGGACGACCTGAGGTTCGCCTACATCTTCGACACCCTCGACGGTGACAAGCGGATGCGGCTCTACATGCCGAACGGCAAGGTGATCGAGCGCGGCGACGAACAGCCGCAGACGGCCGACGTCATGCCGGTTCAGCTGACGTTCCGCTTCTACAAGGGCGCCACGGCGAAGGCTGTGAACCGCTCCATCGACTACGGCGACGTAGACGTCTCGGGGTTCTTCCCGGCGTAACGCCAATGACTAGCGGGGCCCGTATCTGCGCGGGTCCGGGCCCCGCTTCAGCTTCACCGACCCGCGCGAAACGTTTGACGCTGACTTAGGAGACCCGCGCATGTCTGAGACCACCACGACCCCCGCTGAGGCGCAGGAGAGCGAAGCGACCTCCGAGGAGTACAACACGTTCGAACTGGCCGGCGTCGAGCTCCGCGTCAAGCCCATGGGCAAGTGGAGGCCGTCGTACCTCCGAGCCCTGCGCACTGGCGACTTCGAGGGCTGGGCTGCGGGTGCGATGCACGAGGACGACGCCGTGAAGTTCGTGGAGCTGGACGCCACCTTCGACGAGATCGGCGAGTTCACCGGGAAGCTCATGGAGAGCTCCGGCGAGGCCCCGGGAAAGTCTGGCGCACGCTCCGCACGGTCGAAGACCACGCGGAAGCGCTAGAGGCTGACTTCTGCCGCTATTACCCCGGTACAGACCTCCTCGACGTGTACCGGGGACGCCTTTCCCTTCGACGACTTCGCGTGCTCATCGAGCATCTGCCGCCGGAGAGCGCCACGAAGACAGCGTTGCGCAACTCCATCCCCGCGGAGGAGCTGGAGCGAGCCACGGGGGAGGGGCGTCCGGATCTGGCGCAGTGGAGCGGGGCTGAGGTGCTCCTCGCCTCCGTGAAGGACGAGGTACGACTCCTGCGCATGGTCATGGTCGCCGCGAACGGCGGCCAGCCCGGCGAGTTCGAGCCGACGCCACGTCCCGGGATCCCACCGAAGTCCGCGCAGACGGAGCGCAGGGGGCTTACAGACGAGCAGCGCGCGGCGCTTGACCCGCGGCTGAGAAACCAGCCGAAGGAGGCGTGATGGCCGGCGACATGGACATTGTCGGGACAGTCGCAGTCGACGTAGTTCCGATTGCCCCGACCCTTCACGCGAAGCTACAGGCGATCGTGCTGCCTGCGGCGGACCGTGTCGGCGAGGAAGCCGGCCGGCGTATGGGCGACGCGATCTCGGACCACATTCAGATCGCGATCCCCAATGCCGTTTTGCAGGGCGGACAGGCAGCGCAGCGAGCCGCCCGACGCCAGGGTGACAACACTGGTGGCGCCTTCGCCTCGTCCCTGCGACGAAAGCTCGAAGTCGCCTTCAAGGCCATGCCCAAGCTCGACATCCGGCTCTCCGATACTGGCGTCGACGCGGAGCTTGCTCGTCTCCGAGCTCGCATGGAGACGCTGACCAACAAGCGAATCGGTATCGACGTCTCTGCGGCAGCAGCGGAGGCGGAGGTCAAGGCGATCGACGCTGAGCTGAAGAGGCTCGGAGCGAGTCACGCGAACGTCGCCGTACGAGCTGACACGGCCGCTGCGCGTGCCGCGCTCGCTGAGTTCCGCGCAGAGATCGCGGCCGTTGACGACAAGACGATAGACATCAACACCGCTCCCGCTACGGGCTCGATCATGCGCCTTGCGGTGGCGCTCGGTGTTGTCGCGGCGATCCCGATTGCACCCCCCATCGTCGCGGGGCTCGGGGCGATTCTCGCGGCTGCGACGGCCGCCGGCGCTGGAGTCGGAGCGCTCGCCCTGGCGGCCGTGCCGGCAATCAAGGGCGTCACGACGGCGATCACGGCGAAGACAGCCGCGGAGAAGGAAGCCGCGAGCGCGACGACCAACACCGCAGCCGCCAGTGTGCAAGCCGCTCAGCGAGCCCTTCAGATGGCCGCTGCGCAGCAGACGCTAACGTCCGCCCACCGGAACGCCGCTCGATCCATCGCGCAGGCCAACCGACAGGTCGAGGACGCGGAACGGGCTCTCGGACAGGCTGCCGCGCGAGCAATGCAGCAGCGCGAGCAAGCCGCGGAGAACGTCGAGCGCGCAGAGCGCTCCCTCTCCGACGCCAAGCGGCAGGCGCGACGCGCTGAGCAGGATCTCACGCAGGCTCGCGCCGACGCCGCTCAGCAGCTCGCGGACCTCAATGACCAGCTGGAGAAGGGCAAGCTCGACGAGCGTGAAGCCACTCTCCGACTGAAGGAGGCGGAGCAGGAGCTCCTAGCCGTCCGCACCTCCTATGACGCCGGCCAGGCGACAGAGTTGGAGATGGAGCGCGCACAGCTCTCGTACGACGAGGCTGCGCAGGCGGCAAAGCAGCAGCAGAAGGACTATAAGCAGCTCCAGAAGGACGCGGACGCTGCAAAGACGGCTGGTGTCGACGGGAACGACGCCGTCAAGAGCGCCGCGGAGCGGCTCGCCGACGCTCAGCGCAACGTCGCAGACCAGACGGAGGCGGTAGCCGACGCGCACCGAGCAGCAGCTCAGGCGCAGGTCGACGCCGCTCAGACCGTCGCCGACGCTCAGCGCAACATGGCGGACGCCGTCGCGAACGCTGCCACCACTCAGGTTCAGGCTGCGGAGTCCATCGCCTCCGCGGAGCGTGGCATCGAGTCGGCTCGCCTGTCGGGGATCAACACCACGACGAAGGCTCGTACGAAGACCGACGAGTACCGCGAAGCACTGGCGAAGCTCACGCCCGAGCAGCGAGCGCTGTTCGACTCCATCGCCGGCCCCAAGGGTCTGACGGCCGCGTTCAAGGCGTGGTCGAAGGAGCTTCAGCCCGACGTCCTACCGCTCTTCACGCGGGGCGTCGACGGAGCGAAGAACTCCCTTCCGACGTTCACGCCACTAGTCCAGGCAGCGGCCGATGCGGTCGGCGTGCTCATGGACCGTGCGAGCGCGAACCTGAAGTCGCCGTTCTGGCAGGGCTTCAAGGCAGACATCGAGGCCAGTGCCAAGCCGGCGATCGTGGGTCTCGGAGTCGCGTTCGGCAACGTGCTGACGGGCATGGCGGGCATCATCGACGCCTTCCTACCGCACATGGACGGCATTTCGTCGACGATGCAGCGCATCACCCGGCGATTCGCCAACTGGGGCAAGGGACTGAAGGGCTCCCCGGAATTCGAGCGGTTCCTTCAGTACGTCAAGGACACGTCCCCTGGCGTCGCCGAATTCCTCGGTGACCTCCTGGAAGCGGCACTTGACTTCGCTAAGGCGCTGGAGCCTATGAGTCAGGTCGCGATGGCGGTCCTGTCCCCGCTCCTCGACGGAATCTCCTGGATCTCGGAAAACGCTCCGTGGGCAGTTCAGGCACTTTGGGCTATCTACGCGGTGAACCAGGCGATCAAGCTCGCCGCACCCCTCTGGGCACTTGCTCTGGTCGGCTACAACTTCGCCGTCGCCGGGGCAGCTACCGGGACGTGGAGTTGGGCAGCTGCGATTCAGGCGACGGGCATCGTCCCGTTGATTGAGCTGATCGTGGTCGCCGTAGCGGCTCTCGTTCTCGGGATCATCTGGGCGTACAAGAATGTCGGATGGTTCCGTGCCATCGTCGACACGACGTGGAAGGCCATAGCCGACGGGACGAAGTGGCTGTGGAACGAGGTTCTGGAGCCGATCCTCGGATACATCTGGGAAGGTCTGAAACAGCTCGGGGACATCGCCGTGTGGCTGTGGCAAAACGCCATCTGGCCTGCGTTCAAGGGCATTTGGCTCGCGTCGAAGATCTTCCTTGCGGTGATCATCACGCTAGTCATCACGCCTATCTGGCTTGCAATTCAGGCACTCGGACTGATCGCGATGTGGCTCTGGGAGCACGCTTTCAAGCCTGCGTTCGAGCAGATCGGCGCGCTTGCCGTCTGGCTCTACAAGAACGTGATCAAGCCTCAGTTCGACCTGATCGCGCAGGTTGCTAAGTGGCTGTGGGAGAAGGCACTACAGCCTATCGTGAAGGCCATTTGGGATCACCTGAAGTGGCTCGGAGACAAGTTCATATGGCTTTACATGAACGCAGTGAAGCCGTCAATGAACTGGATAGCCGAGAAGGCGTCTTGGCTGTACGAGAAAGGCATCAAGCCACAGTTCAAGGCGATGCGTGGCGCCCTTGACGTGCTGGCCGACGCATTCCGACTTGCCCGTGAGTCGATCGGCAAGCAATGGGACATGCTCCGGGACATCACCAAGGCTCCCGTGAACTTCCTGATCAAGTGGGTTTACACGAACGGCGTGAAGGCCGTCTGGGATCGCGTCGCAAAGTATGTCGGACTGGGCTCACTCCCCGCCGGCCCGAAGCTACTCGAAGCGGGTGGCACGGTGGGTGACGGGTGGTCCGTCGCGAAGCCGATGAAGACGAATCGTCCGACAGCAATCGTCGGCGAGGGAAACCCGCGCTACCCGGAATACGTCATCCCGACGGACCCGAAGTACAGGGGCCGCGCGCTTGCACTCCACCGGGCAGCGGGGACGCAGCTCCTCGAATCCGGCGGCGTACTCGGTGGACTCAGTTCCGCGTGGGACTGGACGAAGGACACCGTCTCCGACGTCATCGGTAAGGGCATCAACTGGACGAAGACCGGTGCTGACCTCCTGACCGACCCGTCGAAGATCTGGACGCGGCTCATGAAGCCTGTCCTGTCGAAGGTGTCGGCTGGCGTCGGAACCTCCCCCATGGGCAAGACACTGGCGAAGTACCCGCCGCGGATGGTGGACGGGCTGAAGGACAAGCTCCTCAGCGCCGTCGCCGACATGTTCTCGTCGGGTGGCGGAGTCGGACAGTGGGCGAAGCCCGTGAACGCCGCGTACGGCACACGCTTCGGCGTGGCCGGCTCTATGTGGAGCTCCGGGCATCACACGGGCCTCGACTTCCCAGCACCGGTTGGAACTCCGGTCCGCGCTGTGGCAGGCGGAACGGTGACGGACGTCGGCACCGCGGGACCGTACGGCAACCACCTTCAGATCAGTCACGGTGGCGGACTGTCCTCCCTCTACGCGCACCTGTCCAAGATCCTCGTCGGGCTGAACCAGCACGTCTCGCAGGGTCAGCAGATTGGCAAGGTTGGCGCGACGGGCAACGTCACTGGCCCTCACCTTCACCTGGAGGCGAGGCTCAATGGCAAGTCGGTTGACCCCATGCCGTATCTGACGGGTGGCGGAGCGGGGACGGCGACGTCGAAGAGCATCGCTTCGGCGAAGGCGTACGCGAAGGGCATTCTCGGGCAGTTCGGATGGGGCTCGGATCAGTTCCCCGCTCTGGAGAAGCTGTGGCAGGGCGAGAGCGGATGGCGCTGGAATGCGGAGAACCGCAGCAGCGGCGCCTACGGCATTCCGCAGGCTCTCCCGGCGTCGAAGATGGCGTCTGCCGGCTCCGACTGGAGGACGAACGCGGCGACTCAGATCCGGTGGGGCTTGGACTACATCAAGCACCGCCCCGACTACGGATCTCCGTCCGCGGCGTACGCGAAGTGGCTTGCTCGCAGTCCGCATTGGTACGACGACGGCGGTTACCTCCCGCCGGGTCTCTCCCTCGTTGCCAACGGCACGGGGGCCCCAGAGCCCGTCTTCACCGGATCCCAGTGGGACGACATTCGGGCCGCGAAGACCGGCGGGGCGACGGAGGTTCACGCCGACGTGCGGGTCTTCGTCGGTGATCGAGAGATCACGGACATTGTGCGCACGGAGGTGAATGCGCGCGAATCACTCACGGCTTCGGCCATTAGCGACGGAAGGTGGACCTGATGGAAGAGGCGGACGAGATTCCCGTCTACGAGGCGCCTCCAGTGGAGCCGATCGACTCGCCTGACACCCGACCCCGACGCGGCATTGAGCCGGGTTCGGAGGGCGGGGAGTGAGCGTCGCAACCAACCTCCTGCCGTCGAACACGTCGAGCATCGACACCGACACCTCCGGTTGGTCGGCGGGGTCGAACACGACGATGGTCCGGAATACGTCCCGCGCGTATTCCGGCACCACGTCGCTTCAACTGACGGCGACGGCCGCGGGAACTGTCACCGCCACGACATCGGCACGCGTCCCAGTGACCGCAGGCCAGACGTACACGGCCTACGCGTACTTCGCGAACCTTGCCGCTGCGTCTGGCCGGCAGGTGAATGTGTTCATCGGCTGGTTCTCCAGCGTGACGGGCGGTACGGCGATCTCGTGGTCGACGTCGTCCAACTCGACGCTGCCGAACTCGACGGCGTTCGCCACTCCGCCTCCTGTCGTCATCGCGACGGCGCCGGCCGGAGCAACCTACGCCGTCGTCGGCATCACCGGGATGAGCTTGACGGCTGGAGCGAGCGTGCTCGCCGACGCTATCTCGTTCGGTCCTCCGGCCCTGATCTCCGGCAACCTCATTCCCTACAGCGTTCAGAGCGTGGAGGTGGACGCGACAGGGTGGCAATCCCTGTGGCAGGCCACGTTCGCGTCATCGTCTACGCAGAGCTTCGAGGGGTGGCGGTCACTAGCCATCACGTCGACGGCTACCGGCGTATGCCGCGTGGGAACGGTCGCGTCGTTCCCTGTCACGGCGGGCGTCGAGTACATGGGTTCCGTATGGGTCTACGCCCCGTCCGGCGCTCCGACGTGGCACACGTCAGTCCGTTGGTATGACGCGACGGACACCCTGATTTCCAGCAGCACGCAGGAATGGGGGATGTCGCCGGCGGGGTGGACGCGGATACCCGTCATCGACACGGCTCCTGCCGGAGCTGTGGCCGCGCGACTGGTGTTGGAGCCGGTAGCGACGGCCGTCGGGCAGACGTGGTTCTGCGATCAGATGGCGTTCTACCCTGCGCCTGTCGAGCCGGGAAGCCTCCTCGGGTACGCGGCCCGCGGGATGGAGACGGGGTCGACGGCATGGGTCGCCGCGGGTGGCTGCACCAAGGCGCGGTCCGAGGCGTTCGCCTTCCAGGGCGTTGCCTCCCTGAAAATCACCTGCGACGGGACGGCCGACGCTGTCGTCCAGCTCGCGTTCACTGTGCCCGTCACGGCGCGGCAGGCGTACCGGATGACGCCGCATGTGTACCACGCGGGGCGGACTGTCGCCCCTGTCGTTGATCTGCTCTTCGATTGGTACAACTCCGCAGACATCCTCATTGAGTCCAGCTTCTACCGCTGGTCGATGGGGACGAGCCCAGGATGGTACGCGCCGGTTGGGTCCGCGGTGGCTCCGACGGGTGCGACGAACCTTCGCATCGGGATGCGGTTCATCGGGCCGGCGAACGGTGACGCGTTCTACGCCGACAACATATCCGTCGCTCCGGGCGGGTTGGGCGCCATCGCCGACCTGATCGAGGGCAGCTACGGCGCTCGGGTCTCCCTCCAGGGCCTCACCACGGACGGCATGTCCAAGTGGGGCGTATGGAGGATGCTCGACGACGGGTCCATGACTCCGCTCCGCGGGCCCGAAGGGGACCTGACGAACTCGACGATCACGGGTGACCTGGCGATCGTCGAAGACTTCGAGGCTCCGCTAGGAGTTGACTGCCGCTACTACGTCAAGGTGTGGACGGGGTCGACGTACCGAGCCTCGACGTCGGACTCCATCACACTTCCGGAGCCTCCGGACACAGCGGTCGTGATCAAAGACCCTGGGCTTCCGGCCCGTTGGGCTGAGGCCGTGGTTGCCCGGGGCGGCATGCCGGACTGGACGAGGAACGCTCGTCAGGGCGTGAACGCGGTCCGCGGACGTGCCCGCCCCATCGTGATCTCTGACGTCCGCACCTCCCGTGCGGGCTCGATGACGCTCGTCACGGAGACACAGGATGAGCTCGACTCCATGTGGTGGCTCCTGGAAACGGGCAACACGCTCCTTCTCCAGTGGCCGTCCGAGTGGGGTGAGCGTGACGTCTACGTCCAGGTCGGCGACGTCACTGAGGCGCACGTAGCCGAGTACGCCGGCTACAAGGACCGCACGTGGACTGTCCCCCTGACGGAGGTGGACCGGCCCGTAGGCGGCATCACCGGGTCCACGGACCGCACATGGCAAGACGTCCTTGACGACCGGTCCGACTGGCTCGACGTCATGGCGAACGCGACGACGTGGCTCGACGTCTACACGGGAATCAAGGGGGGTTGATGTACGCAGTCAGTGATCGATTCCTCCGGACCCTCACGACGTCGCACTCCATGATCGCGACAGCTGACGTGCACTACGCCGGCGCACTGCTACGCGCAGACATCCCCATTGCCGACGGCTCCGTCAGCGTGGACCGCGGGTCGAAGATCCGGAGGTCCCTCTCGCTGACGGTGAGCGACCCCAAGCTCCTCCCCTGGAAGGCCATTGACCCGCTTGCGGTCTACGGTCAGACGCTCGTCGTCAGCCGCGGAATCCGGTACGCGAACGGTCTGACGGAGATGGTTCCCCTTGGGACCTTTCGCATCGACGAGCCCCAGGGGGACGTTCACCTAGGGCCCGTCACGCTGACGGGAAAGTCGTCGGAGTGCTACATCATCGACGACAAGTTCCTCACGCCGAAGACGACTCGGGGATACGCGAACTGCGTCGACGCAATGAGCGCTCTTATTCGCGAAACACTGCCAGACGCAGTGATCGTCAACGCAACGTCAGGCGGACGCAACCCAGCTGTCGCAGTGACGAACTGGGATGCCGGGGCAGACCGTTGGGACGCCGTTCAGCAGATCGCACTGTCGATGCAAGCGGAGATCTACGTAGACGCTCTCGACAGATTCGTAATCGCCGATATCCCGGAGGTGTTGGCCTCCCGCGTTGTGTGGAGTATCGACGAGGGGGAGGGCGGAACGTTGATGTCGGCGTCCCGTCAGATGTCAAGAACGGCCGTTTACAACGCCGTTGTGGCGTCTGGCGAGAACACGGCGTCGAATTCCGTTCCGGTGAGCGCCGTTGCGTACGACTCGAACCCGACGAGCCCAACTCGATGGGGCGGGCCATTCGGAAGGGTGCCGAAGTTCATTTCGTCCTCGCTGTGGACGACGGTCGGATCCTGTCAAGCCGCCGCTGAATTCGCGCTCTTCGACGCGATAGCGCCGAATGTGTCGACGTCGATCGACAGCGTCCCTAACCCAGCGCTCGAAGCCGGGGATTGCCTGCGCATCGGATACGCCGGCCGCAAGGAGCTCTTCATCCTGCAATCCGCCTCCATCCCCCTGACTGCGGACGGCAGCTTCTCTGTCGGGCTCCGCGGAGGTAAGGAGGATACGGAGTCGTGAGCACCACAAACCCCCTGGCAGACGCCATGCAGCGGGCCGCGAGCCGCACTGTGCTGCAAGAGGCTCCAGCGTGGCGCATGGCGACGGTCACAACCATCTACACGGACGGGACCGTCGACGTATCGACCGCACTCGGGCCGGTCGCAAGAGTACGCCGGCTGAAGGCGTACACGCCGGCCGTGAATGACCGCGTAGTAGTGCTGTCGAACTCCGACGGGAATTGGATTGTCCTCGGGGCACTGGCGACTTCATAGCGGTAGTCGCGCTACCGAATTCGATAAACAAAGGAGACTGCCGCTATGCCTAAGGGCGATGCGTACGCACAGAATGTGCAATACCCGCTGCTGTCCGACGTGCCAAACATCGAGACCGCTCTTTCGACGTTGGTCAACGGCGTCGTTCCGCTCACCGTGATGCGTTTCGCCAACGCCAACGCTCGCGCCGCTGCGTTGTCCGGCAACGTCAAGCCTGTTCCCGGGATGATTACGTACCTCACCGCGGAGGACCGGTGGGAAGGACGCCAAGCCGACGGAACGTGGCTCCTGTTGTCCGACGGTCCGTGGCAGCCGTTGAGCTACAAAACGGGCTACGCCGCGAATGGCGGGTCGCCCGGGTGGCGAAAGAAAGCCGGCGGCGGCATCGAACTTCGCGGCCGAATCCAGCGCAGCAACAGCGCGAGCCTGACGGATGACGGAAGCCTCGTGCCCTTCGCCTCAATTCCTGCGTCGGTGGCGCCGGCAACGTCCCGCTACTACATCACTCCGTCGAAGCGAATCACGGCCGACGGCGTCACTCGCTACACGGCCCGCGTCGAGGTGCAGAGCGACGGAACACTGACCTACACCGTCGAGAACGGGGGAGGCGTAAGCACCTCCGGTTCCCCGGGATGGTTCGGCCTCGACGGAGTCATGTTCAGCCCCGCCGGCGACTGACCCGCATCACAAGACATTCACGCCCCGCAGTGACGGGGCTTTTTTTCATGCCCTGGAGGGGATCACGCATGGGTGAAATCTGGATCAAGGAAGCGGAGCGACTGGGGGACGGGAGCATCGGTGGCGAGATGGACACGCCGTCGAACCCGGGACGCGTCGTCTGGCACACCACGGAGAGCGGGCAGGGCGACGCCTCGTTCGCTGCCGTCGGCCGGTACCTGATCAGCATCGGTGCCGAGCCGCACATCCTGTACGACCCGAGCACCGACCGACTCGCGCAGTACGGACCGCTCAACCAGTCGGCTCGCGCGCTGAAGAACGACGGGTCGACGAGGACGAACCGCACGGGGAAGGTCTGCATTCAGATCGAGGTTCTCGGGCGTGCCGGCTCCCCGTTCACGCGTACCTGGAAGCCCGGCAAGAACTTCAAGGCCCTAATGCGCGCCATCCGCTCCTGGGGCGTCCCGGACATCTTCCCCATGGGCGCCCTCGCCTCGCAGTACGGCGACCCGACCGCGAAGCGCACGCGCTCGACGTGGCTGACGAAGGGCGGCCACTACGGGCACTGCAACATCCCCGGCAACGACCACTGGGACCCGGGCAACATCGACAAGGCTGCGCTGTTCGCTGCGGCCCCGGTGACCACCACGCCGAAGCCCTCGACGCCGAAGCCTTCGAAGCCGGCGAAGCCGACCGTCTCCGTCGCGCACCTGAACGCCGCTCGCGCGAAGGACATGCCCGCCGCAACCGGCCACACGACCTACAAGGTTGAGGTCGACGTTGTGGAGGAGGCCCTCGTCGCTGAGCGGCTCCTCGAAAAGCGGTACGCCGACGGCTCGTGGGGGACGCTCACGCAGGCTGCGTACGACGCGTTCCGCCGGAGGGTCGGCTACACGGGCTCCGCGGCGACGGGTCCCGTCGGACTGGAGAGCCTGAAGAAGCTCGCCGCCCGCCACAACTTCACGGCGAAGGCGTGAGTACCGAAGTCCTCGTTGCTCTGATCACGGCCGTCGGGGTCATCCTCGCGGCCGTGATCGCGGCTATCCCCGCTCTGCGTGCGCTCCAGCGCCACACAGCGGGGGCCGTGGAGGAGCAAGGGGCCGTAACCCGCGAGCACCTGGCCGAACTGGGCCGCGTGCTGAACACGCGCATTGACGACGTGCGCGACGACATCGACGGCGTCCGAGAGGACGTCTCCCGGGTCCGGGAGTGGCAGGCCGGCCATGACGCCGAACACCTCCTTCTGGGCCGTCCGCAGAGAGGCGACTCCACATGACCATGCCCGCGGGCATCGCAACCGTGACCCTGACGGGTCGATACATCCACCCCGACGGGACACCGTTCTCCGGGACCGTGTCGTTCTCCGCTCCTGAGTACGTGCGGCTCTCCGGCGCCGACACAACGGCAGGCGGGGCCATCACGGTCACGCTGGACACGAACGGCGCGTTCTCTGTCGTCCTGATCGCGACGGACAACGAAGACGCGCGCCCTACGAACTTCACGTACGCCGTGACCGAGGCACTCTCCGGAGTCGCCTCCCGCACGTACTACATAGCCCTCCCGCAGGCGACGGGGACGACCAACCTCGCAGACATCGCCCCTGCCGCAGCCTCCGACGGTGAGTTCCTCCTCGTCGCCGGCCCCGCGGGAAAGACGATCCTGAACGGGACCGGAGCCCCCACGCCGGGCGACGGTACGAACGGTGACTTCTGGATCGACACCGTGGCGTGGACGATCTACGGCCCGAAGGCGTCCGGCACCTGGCCCGCGGGTCACTCGCTGGGCTCTGGCGGCGCCGTGTCGAGCGTCAACGGCAAGACGGGTGCGGTCGTTCTCGCTGTCGCCGACATTTCCGGAGCGGCCTCGACGTCGAGCGTGACGTCTGCCGTGTCGACGGCAATCGCCTCGGAGGTCACGCGAGCAGACGGCAAGTACCTGGCGAAGGAGGGCAACCTCTCCGACCTGACGGACCCGGTAGCGGCGCGCGCGAACCTCAACGTCACGCCGGCCACCATCGGCGCTCTGACCCCCGCAGCCGCTAACGCGGCGTACGCCCCGCTGTCGAAGGCGGACACGGGTGACTGGGTCTTCAACGTCAAGTCCGCGGCGTACGGGGCCGTCGGTGACGGCAAGGTGCGGACGGACGGCGCCATGACGTCGGGGTCCGCGGTCCTGACCTGTGCCACCTCGACGCCCTTCACCTCCGCGGACGTCGGTAAGAAGATCATGGTGAAGGGGGCGGCAGCGACAGGCGTAACGACCCTCGTCGCGACGATCTCGACGTTCACCGACTCCGGCCACGTGACCCTGTCCGTCAACGCTGCGACGACCGTCACCAACGCCGTCGTCATGTGGGCGACGGACGACACGGCGCCGATCCAGAACGCCATCAACGACGCCGTTACGTGGGCACAGGCGAACGGCGGGGCCGCGCGGGTGTTCATCCCCGTCTCGACGGGCTTCTACGGCATCGGCGGAGCGCTAGTCACTGGCGGAGCGACGAAGGGGAACGCGCAGCTGACGATCCCTGTGGTTGCGTCGACGGGGCGGAAGGTCGTCCTGACGATCGAGGGCGCGACGAACGGCGCCGCACTCCAGCACTGGGAGCAGACGGTCCCGCAGACGTCGGGTGCGACGCTGGTCTCCTTCGGTGTCCACGCGAGCGTCAGCGGCCAGAGCTCCAACATCACCGCGAACGGAAACTCCGCGGTGCTCGGAGGACCGGCTCAGCCTGGAGGCTACGGCGTCGCTCCGGGCACGTTCTCCAACATGCTCGTAACGCTGCGAGGGGTCAACATCCTCACGGCGTACAGCCTCTACGGCCTGACGTACACGGCCTTCGACTTCTCGGGCATCGCGAACGCCCATGTGGAGGACGTGGCATACGGAGCGACGGGCGTTGTCCCTAACAACGACTTCGCGTCGGTCAACCAGTTCGCGAACGGCCTCAGCATCGGCGCCCTGATGCCGGCGAACGGGAACAATGACTACTGCGTGGTTCGCAACCTGACGTGCCACGGCGGATACACGTACGCGTTCTACGCCACTGAGCACACGACGATGCTCGACAGCCGGATCCTGTACTCGTGGGCGGGCTTCTGCGCCGTCGCTCTGTACTTCGGCTCTGTCGGTGCCACGCACGCCATCAAGGCCGCTCAGCTCAGCGTCGAGGCGTGCACGCACAACGTGATGATCATCGGCGTCGGAAGCGGAGGCATCGGACCCTTCGTCGACATCGACCAACTCGACACTGAGACCTCCGCTCCCTCGTTCCACGACAACACGTCGGGCAACGGGCTCGCGGCAGCTCTGGGGACGATCAAGCTCACGGGTCTCTACACCGTCGCCAACCTGGCCACGACGGGAGGGAAGCCGACGGGTCTGCGCATCGTCGACGGTCAGAACCCGGAGGGGATCCGAACCCTGAGCGGCGCCGCGACGGTGCGGCTCACGGACCGCGTCCTTCTGTGCAACACGGCGAGCGCGTTCACGGTGACGCTGGTTGGCGCGGGGAACACCGCGTGCGCCTACACGTTCCGGAACACGGGGGCGAACACGCTGACCGTCGCTGCTGCCGGCTCCGAGACCATCGACGGCAGTGCGACGAAGACGGTTGCGGCAGGAGCGACGCTGCGCCTGGTCCCGTCGGCCGGTAACTGGGTCTCGCTGTAAGAAGTTCGGACCCCCGCCTCACATCCTCCTCGGATTACGACACAACCACTCTGTAACCACCAGAGGGGAGAGGGACGGATGAACGCTGGCATCATCGGGCGCGCGCGGGTCGGTAAGGACACCGCCGGCAAGTGGCTCGTCGACGAGCGGGGCTACCGGCGCGTGGCCTTCGCGGACGCGCTGAAGGAAGCGGCGCTGAAGGTGGACCCACTGATCCCCGTTCACGACGGGCAGCACTGGCGGTTGGCGAACCTCGTCAAGGATCTCGGGTGGGACTACGCGAAGGACACGTACAACGAAGTTCGCCGCTTCCTCCAGGAGCTCGGCTCCGCCATGCGCGCCGTGGACCCGGAGATCTGGATCCGCCCCGTCCTGGCGAAGGCGATCGAGGCCAACGACGCCGGCGTCCCGGTGGTCGTCACTGACGTCCGCTACCCGAACGAGGTGGAGAGCCTGCGACGCGCGGGCTTCCACCTCGTCTACATCGAGCGCCCCGGCGTCCCGCAGCTCGACCACGAGTCGGAGAACAGCCTCACGGCCGACAACGCGGACTACACGATCGAGAACCTTGGGTTCATCGACGACTTGCACGCCAAGGTGGAGCGCTTTTGGGAGCGAGTCCACCAGCACGAGTCCACCCGACAGGCCCTCCGCTTCTAACGAAAGGCACTCATGGACAAGCTCTCTGCCTACTTCATCGCGCTCTACCTCCGCGCGTTCTTCGCCCTCCAGAACTTCGCGGAGAAGGAGCCGGTACGCCTGCGAGCGGCTCTGACGTCAGCCGCGCTCGCCCTGGCGGTCGTCTTCCCCGCCATCGACGCCGGCACGGCGGAGACGATCGGCGCCGTGGGCGTTGTCGCGCTTCCGCTACTCGTCGGTGAGAGTGCGCGACGGAAGGTTACCCCCGCGTAGCCAAACACGTGTGACCCTCGACACAAACAAACCGCGTTGCCCGGTTACTGGCGGTCACTGAAACCTCAAGGACCCTGTCGTAGCTGGACAGAAAGCCCCGTCTCCCACTCCGGGAGGCGGGGCTTTCTGCGTTTTCCGGGGTATGAAACCGGCACGGACGGGCCGATTCCCGCCGGGTGTGGTGGTCGACGCAGCCCCTATACTCCGCGCATGCCGACCTCACCCGGCCCGCTACTGGAAGCGCTGGACGCTCTTTGGGAGCGACTACGCGCCGACGTACCGGAGCTACCCCCCATACGGCCTACCGTCTCCCCGACGTCGCGAATGTACGACCACGGACCGGAGAGATGGGGGCTGGACGGTGACGTAGTCACAGGACTCGTCGTCAACGCCGACGTACTAGCAGCGGGGGCGGAGACGTTCGTCGTCACCGTCCTTCACGACGCCGCTCACATCCTCAACTGGAGAAGGGACGTCAAGGATCTCACCGTACGCGGTAGCTACCACAATCAGTCATTCCTCACGACCGCGGAGGAAGTAGGGCTGGAGTGGGAGGAGGGTGCCGCGAGATCCGCGAACCGCGGATTCGACAGCTTCGTATTGAGCGACGAAGCCAGGCGACGTCACGAACCCGACTTGAAGGCGCTGGAGCGGGCCATTCCCCTGACGCTTCCGCACCTGACGCTGCCTGCCACGAAGTCCCGCGTTGACCGGCTCACCTTACGGTGCAAGTGCACTCCGCCGAGAAGCTTCCGGATCTCACAGACCGTCGCCGCACTAGGCCCGATCGTCTGCGGAGTGTGTGGGAAGCCGTTCACAGAAGAGTGATCTTGCGCCGCTGGTTGCTGTAGGGTCTGTCAACGTCAAACGTTTTGCGCTACTCTGCCGTCAACCAGCGGCGCATAGTCCTTCGAGAGGGAACGGTCAGATGAGCTCCAGCGAAGTTGCCCGGCACTCAGCGGGTGAGGCTGTGCGCGTCGACGTCAGTGACCCGCGTCAGCTGGAGCTCGACGACATCAAGGACGAGTCGGAGGAGCTGCTCGTCGTTCGCGGTGCCGCGTACGCTCGGGAGTGGGGGCGCATCGAGAGCCACCCGACGATCCTCCTGAAGAACATCGCGACTGTCATCTTGGCTCTTCGTCAGCAGCACGGAGACTGGTTGGGACGAGACGGCGAGTACCGCAAAGCCGTCAACGAGATGTATCGCCGCGCAGGTATCGACGAAGACCGCATCAAGACTGCCGTCCGCTACCACGTCAACAACGCCCTACGTCGTGCCCTGACGCCGCGCGAGCTGAACCGCCTCGGACTCATCCCTGAGTCCGCCCTCGAACGTCAGCAGGACTCCCGCGCGACGAACCAGGCGCTCATCAACGCTACGAAGGTCGTTGCCTCCGTCGACGCGGGACCCATTCAAGAGGTCGCCCCGCCGGCGAAGAAGACGGCTGCGTCGAAGCGCACCCCGAAGGGGGAGGTGCGGGAGACAGTCGTCGAGCAGCGGTCACCCGGGGCGAGGGTGAAGGCAACCGCCGATCAGCTCCGCCTCGCTGAGGTTGCGGGCGGCATTGTCACGCAGATCCGGACAGACGTGATCGATACCGACATGACTGCCGGGCAGCGCGCCAAACTCGACGAGCACCTGAAGAGCATCGAAAGCCACGTCCGAGCGCTCCGCCGGCACCTGAAGACCTCCAGCTCAGCGCACTAGCCGTCCTCCTCGTCGGCCGGCGTCCCCGCGCGCACTTGGGCCAAAGTGCCAAACTAACCCCTTATTTCTATCTCTCTCTAACGCGTATAGAGAGGAAGTGAAAAAGGGGGTTAGTTTGGCGTTTTGGCATGTGGTCTGGCCGCGGGGGAGGAGGCGGAAGTTCTTCGACGGGCCGCCTCACATCTGACCGGCATTACGACATAACCAGTGTGTCAGCAGCAACAAGCACTGGAGGTCGTATGGCCGGAGTAGCGACAATCAAGCGCAGCGGTAACCGCTTCTACGTGGACCCCGATGACGGAGACATCAAGGTCCCGGGTGTGACGTCGGTCGTCGGGCAGCTCCCGAAGGACTTCCTGACGTTCTGGGCAGCGAAGGAGGCAGCGGAGGCGGCTGTCACGAACTGGGACATCGTGTCTCAGCTTGTCCAGCGCGACCCGAAGGGCGCCGTCGACTACCTGAAGAACGCGCACCGCAGGAAGAGCAAGGCGGCGACGGATCTCGGGTCCGCGGCCCACGACTACTTCGAGCGCCTGGCGCGCGGGGAGACGGTCCACGACCGTCACGTCCACATGGACGTCAAGCCGCACGTGCGCTGGTTCCGCGAATTCCTCGACGAGATCCAGCCGGAGTTCCTCTACCTGGAGGAGACGGTGTGGTCGGACACCCACCGGTACGCCGGCTCGTTCGACGCCATCGCCCGCGTGGACGGTGAGGTCGTCGTCCTCGACTGGAAGACCTCGAAGTCGGTGTACGACTCCGTGGCGCTCCAGCTCTCCGCCTACCGCTACGCCGACCGCATCATCCTGGCGGACACGGGGGAGTCGGTCGACGTCCCGGAGATGGTGGGCGGGGCCGTTCTCCACGTGCGCCCGGAGGGGTGGCAGTTCGTTCCCGTGGCGTGTGACGAGGAGGTGTTCGCGACCTTCCAGCACCTCCGCGGGGTCTTCAACTGGGAGACCGGCGGCAAGCGCCGTGTCGTAGGCCGGCCGATCGCGTCCGGCGGTGAGCTCGTCACCGGGACGCAGAGGAGGGCAGCGTGAGCATCAGCGGCATGCTGTCGGAGTTCGAGCGGGCGAAGCGCCGTTACGCGTCAGGTGTCAAGTCCTACAGCCCCCTGGAGGCCGAAGCACTGCGGGTCGTCGAGGGCCTGGAGCGCGCAGCCCTGGCGGCTGTCTACGACGAGAACGAACAGGGAGGTCACGCCCGTCAGGTCGTCGCCTCTGTCGCTCGCGTGCTCGGGGTCGACATCGACGAGGGCTCCGGACACCGCTGGGACCCGGACCACATGGAGCGGGTTGCCGACGGTGCTCGTCGGCTGAAGGACGACCGCGATCACTGGCAGCAGGAGGCGGAGAACCAGCAGAAGGACGTGGAGCTCTGGAAGTCGCTCGCTCAGCGTCAGGACAACACGGCTCCGCTTCGCATGGAGCTGGACAGCGTGAAGCGCGAGCGCGACGAATGGCGCAGCAGGTACGAGGGCGCGAAGGCCAATGCGGAGTACGTCCGGGCGCAGTACGGCCACCCTGACGAGGTGGAGGAGCTGCGGGAAGCCGTCGTACGCCAGGCACGCGAGATCTCACGACTGACGGAGGAGAGCGAATGAGCGAGCAGCGTGACCCGGCAACCGTCGCAGCCGCCGGCATCCTGACGGTGTTGATGTTCGGCGCCCTGGGGCTGGCGCTCATCATCCTTGCCGTCACACACCCTGGGGCGTTCGTCGTGTCGGTCGTTGCCGGCGTCGTGGTGGCGAGGATTGCCCGGAAGCTGCGTCGCAAGTAGCGCCAGTCACTCACGCGGGGCGTCCACATCGGGCGCCCCGCTTCGCATGCACGGAGGAGAGACCGTGAACGTTCTGAAGCACCCTGTCGCATGGGCCGTCGCCGTGGCGTTGCTCCTCGCACTGGCACTGGCCTCGTGTGACTTCGACGACTCGCCGGCGCAGTCCCCCGGCATAGAGATCGACATCGATCACCCGTCGGCGAAGAAGACGAAGGTGCACACCTACAAGGCCCCACGGGCGAAGACCCGGCGGCGCTGACGTGGCGACCGAGGAGGAGATGCGCTCGCCCGACTGGTGTCACCGCCACGGTTGCCACCGGTCGGCATGCCCGGAACCGGACTAGGAGAGCGCATGGAACTGATCTGCCTCGTCGTAGGACTCATCATCGGCTTCGGCATCGCGGAGGCCCGCTCATGACCCTCGAAGAGCACGCCCGCGCGATCGAAGCGGCTATCAAGGCGGCTGCGGAGGACGGGTACGAGCTCGACAACGGGTGCGGAAACCCGCTCTTCAACGTCGAGCTGAACAAGATCGAGGGAGGGGAGATCGTGGTCTCACCTGAAGTGCCCCGACCGATCGTCGTCCCTTACTCCTTCTACTGACAGACGCCAGTCACACACGCACTACCTAGCCCCCGGTTGCTTCGGCGCCGGGGGCTTTCGGCGTGTAACCACACGAGAGGAGAGCGGCCCATGACAAAGGTCCAGGAAGCGCTACGCACCGACGACGCCGGACTCATGGCGGAGGCGTACATGGAGCGCGGGGAGATCCGTGAGACGGCCATTCGGTGGGCCGTTGTGTCCCTGGAGTTCGGCTGGGACGGGGCTCCGACCGGTATTACGTCGGCCGACGTGGAGCGTCAGCTTGCCGGGCGGGGGCTGTGATGATCAACGGCGGACGAACCATACACACGGCCGACGGCTCGACGGTCAGCATCCGGCCCGTGGGCCTGGAGTACGACCTCGAAACGAGAAACGCTCGCGGACAGACGATCTCCACCGTGCGCATGAACGTCGACGACCTCGCCGCGCTGATCGACGAGGCGGAGGAGGTGGTGTCTCGGTGAGCGCGTGGGCGGAGCTCGTCAACCACGACGGGTCTGACGAGTGGCTGGAGCTGTGTAACCGCGCGCTGGAGGAGGTGCAGCGGGAGACGTCGAGGCGGAACGCGGCGCAGATCCGCGCTGAGCTTCCGGAGCGCGTGAAGAAGCTTGAAGGCTTCTGGGCGGAGATTCGGACCGTCAGCACCGCGCAGCACGCAGCCGACCTAATCGACCCGGAGGTGACGCCGTGACCGCCCGATGTGTCAACGACACCGACGGGGACGGGGACTGCGCCGCGTGTGCGCGAAACCCGCAGGCTCCATGCCGTCAGACAGCCCGCGAAACCCTCGTCGCCACCCTGACGAACCTCCTCGCCCGCACCCGCAACGGCCGTATGGACGAGCACCGCGCGGAGGCGGAGCGGCTCGTCGACGACGTGCTTCACGAGGCCGCGGAGGCTCAGCGCGCGCTCCCCGTCTACGCCGATGGGCGCGCGACGTGGCATCGGCATGTGCTCTACGGCTACGCAGGCGAGTCGTTCAAGGCACAGGAGGAGCTCGACGGGCTGACGGAGTCCATCGTTCGCGTGCTGGCGGATCACATCGACCCGGAGGTGACCCATGCCTGAGTGCCCTCCCGGAGTGCACAGCTGCTTCGACCCCTGCCCCGGCGACTGCACGGAGCCCGTCGACGAGGAGGCGGAGCTCTTCGAAGAGCTGTGGTCGATGGAGTACCGGATCACCGGAGACAAGCCGAAGGCGAAGGAGTTCGCCCGCGACTTCCTCGACCGTCACGCTCACTTTCTGGCGGAGAAGATCCGCAACTCCGAGCGCCTGCGCTCCTACACCGACGACCACATGAGCGACTGCAACGAGGCCGCTGACGAGATCGACCCGGAGGTGGCCTGATGCACTCCCGCGGAGGAACTTGCCCGCGCTGCAAGGGATATACGGGCCTCAGCGTGCGCGGCGGGGACGACCCGAAGATGTATCAGCACCGGACGCCGGAACCGTTCCGCACCCGGTGCCCCGCCGGCGGGCTCACGCGGAGCGAGGCAAAGGCCGGATGGACATCGATCTCCCTCCGCACCTACCGGTGGTTGAAGGTCAACAAGCCCGACGAGGCGGAGGCGTACCGCACGTCACACACGAAGACGGAGGCTCCCTGATGCCCCGCCACGCCAACGACCCGCAGACCGACGCCCAACGCGCCGGCGAGGAGTTCGACGAGATCCTCCGCGCATCCGAGCAGCGCGCGGCAGAGAAGCGCGAGACACGCACGTACCCGTACGACCTGGAGGAGGGGCAGTGAAGTACACCGACGAGCAGCGACAGCGTTGGATCCTGGACGACGTCATCGACGAACGCATTGAGCAAGACCTGAAGTTCGGCGTCCAGGATCTCCCCTACGGCACGGGTGACGAGTGGCTCCGCGCCATGGCCGACGTGAGCCGGAGCGAGTGCGACGAGGCGTTCGCCCGGGGGCAGGGCACTTTCCGTCACATCCTCCTGGAGGAGGTCTACGAGGCACTGGCGGAGACGGACCCCGCGAAGCTTCGGGCGGAGCTCATTCAGGTGATCGCAGTGGGAGTCAAGATCGTCGAGGCGATCGACCGAGCCGCGGAGGTGGGCGAGTGAAGTACACCGACGCTGGCGGGGACATCTGGGAGGACGCCGGAGACGGAATGGTCCGCGTCGTCGAAATGGCCGGCGCTGACGTCGACGACTCGGAGCCGGCGGACCTGGAGCACGTCGAGGCGAAGTGGGGCCCACTGACGCCGCTCGTCGAGGTCGTCGACGCCCCTGAGCGTGCGCAGGACGGCTTGCCGACCGTCTCCGAGGTCATGGACCGCGCGAGTGTCTTTCAGAGCGCTCACGCCCTCGTGACGGGGCTCAAGTGGGATGAGCGCGAGTGGGCGTCCATCCATGACGTGCTCCAGGTTGCGAAGTGGATGGAGGGGGAGGGATGAGCATGGCCCAACTCGTCGACGCCGGCGCCCCGGAGCTCCCCGAGGGGTGGTTCTACCGAATCAAGGAGGACGGCTTCGGCGGCATCGAGGTGGAGATTCGCGAGCAACGGAAGCGGTGGGGATCGCGACTCCTTGTCGGCGTGTGGGTCGCTGTCGACGAGTTCGACGAGCCTGGTCCCGCGTTCGCCGACGCATGCACACGCGCGTACGCAAGCGTCCAGGCGAAGGCGGAGCGCCAGGCCCGGTATCGAGCTCTGGCGGCGCACGTCGGAGACCACGACCCGAAGGGCGGGCGATGAAGAAGCGCCAACCCCTCACCCTCGACGACCACGACAAGATCCTTGCCTTGATCGCAGAGCTCCGCGCGTTGGGCAAGCCGCTCCACCTGGACACGTACTGCTGTCAGGGTGGAGCCTCCATGGGCTACGCGGACGCCGGCTTCACGGTCATGGGCGTCGACATCGACGACCAGCGGCACTATCCCTTCGCCTTCGTCCAGGGCGATGCCGTGGAGTTCATCCGCCGGTACGGACACCTCTTCGACTCGATCAGTGCGTCCCCGCCCTGTCAGCTCTACAGCAAGACGCAGCGGATCATGAAGAACGACCACCCCGACCTGATCGGTCCGACGCGGGAGGCACTGGAGGCGACGGGACGGCCGTTCGTCATCGAGAACGTCATGGACGCCGAGCCCGAACTCCGCGGGCCGGTGATGTTGTGCGGCGCCATGTTCGGGCTGGAGACCTACCGGCACAGGCTCTTCGAGCCGGGAGGGGGCTTCACGTTCGAGCCTCCGCCGCACCCCGAGCACGTCGCGAAGACAACCAAGATGGGGCGCCGGCCCGTGCCCGGGGAGTTCATGCACATCGTCGGTAACTTCACCGACGCCGACAAGGGACGGGAGGTCATGGGGATGCCGTGGGCGACGCGGGACGGACTCCGCGAAGCCATCCCGCCGGCGTACTCCGAGCACATCGGGGGGCAGATGATTTCGTACCTGGAGCGTGAGGCCCTGGGGGTAGCGGCATGACGTACACCCTCGCCGACGCCATCCGAGACGAGTTCAACCGCACCCACCCGCGCGGCAAGAACACCCTTCTCTGCGAGCAGTGCCGGCAGCGGAAGGACCGGGAGGACTTCCGCGAGACCCCCTGGCACGGACGCGCGCACGCGTGCAAGCGCTGTGAGGGCATGCGCTACGTCGATGAGCTCCACGAGCGGCGCATATGGGAGTTGGCGCAGGAGCGGGCGAAGGTCGTCATGCTCGTCCGCCACATTCAGCGGCTCCGGCTGCAACGGCTCATCATGTCCGCGCCTTCGTCGGCCGACGCCTACGAGCAGTCCGTAGCGGCGTTCCGGGAGGCAGTTGCCCGCAGGTCGCTCGTCTGGAGTGCCTCGTGGACGACGGCACTGACCGACGCCATGCCCGAACCCGAGCGACGCCGGCAGCGCGCACGGCTCACGTTGCAGATGGAGAGGAAGAGATGACTTACCCCCAACCCGGAGACTTCGCCCTGACGAAGATCTCCGGACTCACAGGCAAGTTCGTCGCCGCCGGCCAGTGGCTCGTAGGCGACGCAGCTCCCGTCCAACACGCGTACGTCTACGTTGGCAACGGGGAGATCGTCCAGGCCATGCCCGGCGGGGCGGAGTTGATCCGCCTGGAGGACGCCGCGGAGCCTGTCGTGTGGTCGACGGGTCGTATCCCGCTGACAGCCGCGGACCGCATGCGCATCTGTGGCGCTGCACGTGGCCTCGTCGGGACGCCGTACAGCTTCCTCGACTACGGCTCCATCGCGCTCGCGCACTACCGCATCCGCCCCGCGTGGGTGCGGGACTTCGTCGCCGACAGCGGACACCTGATCTGCTCTCAGCTCGTCGACGAGGCGTACCTCCGTGCCGGCGTGCACCTCTTCGACGACGGGCGGATCCCGGGGGACGTGACGCCGGGGGACCTGTGGAAGTTGCTGCACCCGAAGCGTGTGACATCGACGGACCGGGATCTGAGGAGGCTCGCGTATGGCTGAGTGTGGAGAGGTCGTCTACGACAGTTCAGACGAGTACAGCCGCGACGAGCGCATCGAGACGATCTATCAGGGGTGGGGCGCCCGTGAGATGGCGGAGCGCATCGTCGAGTTGGAGGACGAGCTAGGGGCGGACGTCGACGGCATCTGTACCGGGATGCACGCGGACGTCGCGGAGGCGCACGCGGAGATAGAGCGCCTGAGTGCTGCGCTTGCCGAGTCCGACCGTCTCCGCGAGCACGCAGGCAGCCTCTACGAGATGTTCAAGCGGCTCCGCGACGAGGAGGCGGACCGTGCCGACCGGTTCGAGTCCGCGTGGAAGTCCGCCCGACGCCGGGCGACAACCATGAAGGGTGCCTGGCGCTATCTGGGGTTCACTGTGCGGCGTCAGCGGGCCTACATCCGACTTCAGGATGAGACCGCGCGTGAACTGTTCGAGGTGTTGTCAGAGCGTGCGCAGGAGCGCGACCGCTACCGCCTCGCCTGGCTCTCTGCCCGCCGGCGCGCCGCGGACGAAGCGAACTTCGGCATGGAGGCGCTGGACAGGGAGCGGGCTCGTCAAGCGTCGTTCGTGGCTGAGCTTCAGCCGACGCTGAGGGCGCGTATGGAGGAGCTTCGTCGTTACCGTGCCCTCGCCGACGAGGTCCGTGCGATCCGCGGATGGTGTATGGCGGGCGACGTCTACCGGTCGCACCTGACGCCTATCTACGAGGCGCTCCAGGAGCTCGACGAGGCACAGCGCGAGAACCGTCCCTTCCGTGCCCGTCTGGAGCGTCAGGCGATCCGCGGCGACTTCGACGACGTCTCCGAGGCACCGCAAAACGTTTGACGCTCCACCTCACATCCGCCGCTCATTACGACATAACCAGTGTGTAAGGCCGCACAGCACGGCCGCACACCGACACGCACACGCCATCAACGAGAGGCACTCACACATATGGCGAACAACCTCGCTTCCATCTGGGACGCCGACCCCGACGCCGCTCCGAAGGAGCACAGCAGCTTCGCCGACGACTTCGCCGGCCGCTTCCGCTCCGGCCGCCTCGTGCAGATCGGCGGCAAGGATGTCCCCGAGGCGCTGAACAAGTGGCGCGTCACGACCGGGGACCCGACCGTCGCGGCGAAGATCGCGGAGCTCTTCGGCGGGGAGGCCGAACCGTGGGAGACGGACAAGGAGGACAATCTCCAGGTCCTCACCGACGCGAAGACGGTGGAGATCGTCATCGAGCCGGACGGCGTTGACGCCTCGTTCAAGCTCTTCGCCCCGGGCGCCGGCCTGACGCACCACTGCGACGGCTTCAAGTTCCTGTCCCCCGAGGAGGACAAGGGCCGTCCCTGCAAGTGCCCGACGCTCATCGCGGAGCGCAAGAACGAGGCCACGAAGATGCGCGGCCCGAAGCCGTCCGTCGACGTTCAGTTCACCCTCGCCGGCGCTCCTGAGCTCGGCAAGTTCCGCTTCAACTCGGGCTCCTGGAAGCTCGTCGAGGCCCTGGCCCCGCTCTTCAAGGAGCTGGACCGCTACGGCAACGCGGGCGACGAGGACAACGGCGTCGAGGGCAGCCCGGTCCGGGCCACGCTGACGATCGAGAACGTCAGCTACACCCCGCAGAAGGGTCCGCGGGCCGGCCAGGAGGTCAGCTACAACAAGCCCGTCATCAAGGTTCTCGGGGCCGTCGAGGACGCGAACCCGGCGGCCGACTTGCTCGGCAAGGCCGCGTGAACCACTCGCGCTAGCTGAACAACGAGGCGCCCGCTCCCAATGATTCCGGCACTGGGAGCGGGCGTCATTCACGATTCTACGCACACGCAGAGGAGAGAACAGATGGCAACGGCTGAGAAGACCACCGTCGAGCGAATGGTGACGGAGGACGGCTTCACCCTGAAGCTCACCGTCGACGAGGCGGAGGCACTGGTCGCAGTGATGGCACGGGTCGGCGGTAGCCCGACCGCCAGCCCTCGTGGGCGCGTGGAGGACGTCATGAAGGCGCTTCAGACCGCAGGCGTCCGGCCCTTCTGGACGAGCGGCCACCTGGGCGACCTGGCTACTGGGTCGATCAACTTCAACGACTTCAGCGCGGAGGACTGACGTGGGCAAAGCCCGACTGACTGACTACACGGGAGCGGAGATCCGCCCCGGTGTCGTCGTCTCCTACTCGTCGCGTCAGGGCAACGTCGTCCGTCTGTCGGAGGCTGTCGTCCTGGAGCTGGAGAGCAACAAGTCGAGCGGGATCGTGGTTCCGCTGGTCAAGGTGAAGCCGACGGGCCGCGACTCGGGGTTCATCGGTCGCAAGACACTCGCGGTACAGACCGTGGCCGCGGACCGGATGGTCGTCATCGGAGACACGGGGGAGAGCAAGTGACGGAGACGTTCGAGGTCGGGCAGAAGGTCAAGCACGAGGCACGCGGCGACGTCGAGGTGACCTACGGCCCGTATACGTCGCTGATCGGAGGGCCGCGCTACCTCGTCCGCCAGGACGACGGGCGAGAGGTGGCCGTACTGCCGCACTCCCTGACCGCCATCCCCGAGGCCCCGAAGTTCGCCGTCGGCGACGTCATCACCCTCGCCACCCGCGCGGGGGCGAAGGCGACCGTCGAATACGGCCCCTTCGACGACCGGGACGTCTACGTCGTCAAGCTCGTCGAGGCGCCGGACGGCGACGACAACCCGCGGACCTTCACGGCCATGACGCACGTGATGACGAAGGTCGTCGAGCCGGAGCCGATCAGGGTCGGTGACCGGGTGCGGGTGTTGGCGGCATCCTACGCGGAAGAGACCCACGGCAAGGTGGGGACGGCGACGGAAGTGAACTCCCGGGAGCAGTTCGACGGCATCCGGCACCCGTTCTACGTGGAGTTCGGGCCAAGCGAGGCGGTGTTCGCCTCGTCCGTCGAGCGCGTCGGGGACGGGGACACCTACACCCACAACGGCGTGACGTACGACCTCACTGCGAAGTACCGCGACCGTGACGGCGACGAGTGGACGTTCAATACGGGGACGGTGGGTGAGGACGGCACCCCGGGCGGCGCGATGAACGGCCACGCCGGAGGCGGCTACTCGTACACGCTGGGGTACGCCGTGGAGCGGTACGGCCCCCTCACCCGCGTCAACGACTGACCAGCCCCCGCCCCACGGCCCCCGGACATCGACGATCCGGGGGCCTTCGCATGAGCCACTCACGGAGGAGAGAGTATGACGCAGAAGTTCGAGGTCGGAGACAGGGTCAGGCACGAGACCTACGGTGAGGTGGAACTCGCCTTCGGCCCCGTCGACTTCGCGGCGATCGCGGGCGGTTGGGTGGTGAAGAAGACGGACGGTGACCACGCCGTTAGCACACCCGACATGCTCTCGCCGGCTGGGACGTTCAAGGTCGGGGACAGGGTCACGGAGTATGGCGTTGCCTACACCATCCACGCGGGGCCGTTCTTCGGCGACACAGAGTGGTATGCGGTGGAGGACGATCGGGGCAGGGTGATGTACGCCAGTCCGGGCGACATGGCCATCGTCGAGTCGGCCGACACCCACTCGTACAACGGCGTGACCTACGACCTGTCGGCGAAGTACGAGGACCGCACGGGCGACGTGTGGGAGTTCACCGGGAAGCGGCTCGGCGGCGTGCCCACGGTGACCATGAGCGGCTACCTCGACAACACCGACACCATCGAGGAGATCGCCGACGACTGGGGTCCCCTCACCCGCGTCAACGCCTAGCACTCCTCAGCCCCCGGTGACTTCGGTCCCGGGGGCTTTGGGCGTGTCAGGACCCATCGATTGAGGGAGAGAGAACACGTGGCGAAGGTGATCGCGAACAGCGGGATGACCGTCGAACTCAACGGCCGCGAGGTGGAGCTCATCAGACAGGCGCTGACGTTCTCCATCAACAACAACGGCGACTGGTACTCCGCGGACGACTCGCAGGCGGAAGAGATCGAGCGTGTTCTCACCCGGGGCGCTGAGTGAGCGCACTCCACGTCATCGACGACGCCAACGCGCCCGCACTGGGCGACATCCGCGACGCCGGCCCCGGAGACCTGATCTACATCCGCCCCGTGGCGACGAGCCGGCGCGACTTCCCGAAGTACTGGGAGGCCGCGGGAGTGGCTCTCGCTCGGGGCGCGCAGGTGGTTGTGCTGAATCGAGAGGAGAACTGATGGCGATGGACCCGTGGATCAGCTACGACGGGTGGCGCCGTGACCCGCTGAAGGGCCACGACAGCAAGCGAGGCATTCGCTCAGCGATCAAGTACGCCCGTAGGCACAGCCGAGACCTGCGCATCTTCGCCGGAAGCACCGACGCCTCCGGAGCAACGACGTACACGGAGATCCCCGCGGAGCTGTGGGACGAGACGTTCGCGGAGGAGGCAGCGTGAGGGACTCATTTGGCGTCGTGATCGGCGAGGGTGACCGCGTCATGTCTGCCTCGACGAGCGGCGGCATGGCGAAGATCGGGACCGTCTACCGTGCCGACTCCGGCCGTCTGATGCTGGACATCGAGCTTTCCAACTGGAGTCGATCGCAGCGGCGCAGCGAGCTGGGGTCCATGACACTCGTCCTCTGCAAGGCGGACGGCACCGTGCCGGCGCATGTGTCGGGGGTGACGGACTGATGGCACGCAGCATCGGCTATGAGGATGAAGAGTGCTTCCGGCTCGTCGAGACCTTCACGCGGACGGACGGCACGACGGGCAACCTCACCTGGGGTCCGTACTCGACACTCGCGCAGGCGCGCGGGATGCGGACGCGTCAGCAGCGTTGGCCGACGTATCGCGACTCCGTGTTCACCATCGACCGCGCACCCATCGCATGGGAGAACGTCGAGTGACCCTCCTCCGCGAGCCTGACATGGTCATCGTCCGCGCCGTTCCCGACCCGATCCCCGCGGAGTTCAACTTCGAGCCCTGCGTGTACGCATCGTGGATCACGCCGGAGCTCATGAAGGAGGTGGAGGAGGGATGACCTCCATGGAGTCGCAGTGCGCCCCGCACCGATCGAAGCTCCGGTCACAGCCCTTCGCGACGATCGTCCCGGACCGCCGGCCGCCCGTGAAGTGCCACGCCCACATCGGACTGGCGAAGCTCGCGGTTGGGCACGGGGGGTTCCACAATTCCGCCCGCGGAGGCGAGATCTACGAGCTGACCGCCGACGGGTGGCGGCTGCTCTACCGAGTCGAGTCGGGGACGTCAACGGACGCCCTCCCCTGGAAGGAGAGCCAGTGAGCCGCATCAACATCCACGAGACCACCTACGGTGACAGCCGTTTGGAGATCAACCTCCCCGCCCTCCAGCGGGGCGAGGAGAGTCACTCGTTCACCGACGGCGAGGAGCTCGGGGCGGCGTCGACGATCATCGAGCTCCTCGACGCCCTCGACAACGGCGAGGCCCTCGTCATCACGCGCGATATCTGGTGACGTCATGGATCAACTTCTGATCGCAGCCGCGTCCATCGCCGTTCAGATCGCACTCACCGTCGTCGTCTTCCTCTGGGCGTCACGGTGCCTGAAGAAGGAGAGTCAGTGTTCCGAGTCGTCCAAACCGTGAGTGCCTTCCAGTACCCGGAGGGCAAGATCTGGGGCCCGTACGTCGAGCAGCTCGACGCCAACGACCGCGTCGCCTTACTCCGTGAGTTCGGCGGCGACGGCGTCATCGAGAGCGGCGAGTTCGGGGCCCCGTGCGGCCTCAGCCTCGTCGATGCTGGGGGAGGAGGTGGAGGTCTTCTGACGGCCGCGTGAAGACTCCTGCTCAATCCGTAACCACTACCCGGGGTACCCGTTGACCTTTGATCAGTAGATAAATCTGCCATGTCGAACACGCGTACGATAAGGCAGAGGCCGGAGGAGAAGGGGTGCGGGCAGTGGCGGACGAGGCGACGGCACAGGCGCAGGACGACGACGGGCTTCTGACGTACCGGGGGACGACGTGGAGAGTGCAGTCGGAGCCCGTGGTGATCGAATCCGACAACGGCTCGGACCTCGTGGAGGTCTGGGTCAAGAGGGGTGAGGACATCGAGCAACCCCAGTAAGGCCAAGGGGACCGCGTGGGAGTCGGCGATCGTCGGCTACCTCCGCGAGCAACACGACCCGGGCGTCCATCGCAACGTACAGATGGGCGCCCGCGACATTGGCGACATCGCCGGCTACTACCTCCACGCCGTCGAGGCGAAGGCGGAGAAGACGATCACGCTCTCCGACTACATCGCGCAGGCGAACCGGGAGGCGATTCACGCCGGAGCGCCGTTCGGGTGCGCGGTCGTCAAGCGCCGGATGAAGGGCGTAGCTGACGGCTATGTGGTGCGGGACGTGCGGACGGACGTCCGGCTCCTGAACCGTCTCCGAGACATGGAGGACGCGCTTCGGCTGCACTCGAAGGTGCACTGGGAAGCGCTCGACAAGGCACATCGGGAGGCAGCGTGAAGCGCACCGTCACCTTCACGGGAGTGCTGGAGTACGACCCGACGGACGAGAAGCGGGACGCGGAGTGGATGCTCGACTCCGCACTCCAGCACGGAGACAACCATGCGGAGTACTACCTCTTCCACGTGGGAGAACTGAAGGTCGTCGACGACCACAACGGCCGTCCTGGCGAGTAGCGCAAAACGTTCTGCGGCCCGACACCGCGAAGCACTGACACAGGGGCGTCCTCTCGGGGGCGCCCCTTCTGCATGACAACTGGAGAGGGGAGAGACCTTGCGACTGTCGGAGATCTTGGGGCGACTGAAGGGGACGGAGGAGGACCACGACGGCTTCCTTGCGCTCTGCCCGGTGCACAACGACCGGAACACGCCGTCGCTGAAGCTGACGCTGAAGGAGGGCGGGAAGCTCCTCCTCGTCTGTCGTACGGGCTGCGTGCAGTCTGACGTGCTGCGGGCGATGAACATCGTCCCGTCGGACCTCTTCGACGTCGTCAACGACATGGGCGCGTCGACGATCAGCGCGAAGGTGCCGGAGGCCGTCGGTATCGCGGAGATCGCGGCCCTGAGAGTCGCCGTAGACCAGTGGGCGGACGCACTTCAGCACGAGGGCGCGGGGGGAGGGTTCGCCGACACCGCGCGGCAGTACGCCGCGGACCGGTTCGGCCTATCGGCAGAGCAGTGTGCCGAACTCCTCGTTGGCCTCTCCACGCCCGCAGAGCAGTCGCGACGGTGGCTCTCGCGCGGCTTCACCCGGTACCCGCGCCTGACGGTTCCGCTCACTGGCTTCGACGGTGTCATCCGCGGACTTCAGGGCCGCGACCTGTCGGGGAAGTGCCCGGCTCGTTGGGTCTCCCTTACCAACGTGGAGGGGCGGACGTGGGCGAAGTACGGAGTCCTCTCGGCAGGCGCCGGCTATGACACCATCCTCGTCACTGAAGGCCCGGGAGACGGACTGACCTCCGTCGGTGTGGGATACGACGCGCTCATCATCCGCGGTGCCGGACTGGCCCGGAACCCCGTCCTCGTCGCGGAGCTCGTCGAGCACCTGCGCGGCCGTGACGTCGTGCTCGCCTTCGACCCGGACGACGCAGGAGCGCGCGGTATCGGCGCACTGGCGACGGCTCTCGTCGAGGACGGCAACGCCCCGCGTCAGCTGCCCTTCCCCAACGCGGGGGAGGACTTGACGGCGTGGAGGGAGCGCGACCCCGACACCTTCCCCGCAGAACTTCACCGCGCAGTCCGTTCCGCGGCCGTCGTCGAGTTGGAGGCGCCCGCCCCGGCTCCCGCGCCGTCGAAGGAGGCGGAGGCGTCCTCGACGGACACGGCGCTCCAGTCCATGGGCGCGTCCGCCCGCGAAGCCTTCGACCAGACGGACGTAGGCATCGCCGTTCGGCTGCGGGACTACATGACGCAGGTCGGCGGAGGAGTGCGCTACGCCAAGGGTCTGGGCTTCCTGGTCTGGGACGGCACCGTGTGGGCCCCGGGCAACGACGAGGTCCGTACGGCGCTCCTTCAGATGGGGGCCGAACTGATCGCGTCGGGGGACGACGGCGCCCGGAAGATCGCGCTGAAGGCGCTCACCAACCGCGCCATCGAAGACGTGATCAAGACGCTCCCGTCGGTGCCTGGAGTCCCGACGTCGGCCGGCGACTTCGACGCGGACCCGGAGCTTCTGTCGGTGTCGAACGGGACGGTCAACCTGCGGACGGGAGAGCTGCGCCCGCACTCACCGAACGACATGATCACTCGACGGCTGAACATCGCGTACCGCCCGGAGGCTAAGGCGCCACGGTGGGAGAAGTTCCTCGTCGAGGTCTTCCCCAACCACCCTGAGATGCCTCGGTACATGCAGCGCAGCGTTGGCTACGGGATCACGGGAAGCACCGCCGAACAGTGCTTCTTCTTCCTCCACGGCCAGGGGGCGAACGGGAAGAGCGTCTTCCTCGACGCACTGATCTACGTCTTCCGCGGGATCACGAAGAGCACAGAGTTCAGCACCTTCGAGCAGCGCGTGAACGTGGGCCAGGCGTCGCCCGAGCTTGCGTCCCTCCGCGGGGCGAGGCTTGTGACGGCGAGCGAGACGGAGAAGTACAGCCGTCTTGCGGAGGCCCTCGTCAAGCAACTGACCGGCGGCGACCCGGTGACGTGCCGCTTCCTGAACCAGAACCCCTTCACCTACGTCCCGTCGTTCCTCCTCATGGTTGCCGGCAACTACAAGCCGGCGATCCTGAGCCAGGATCTCGGGGTCTGGCGACGCGTCAAGCTCATCCCCTTCGAAGCCACGTTCCGCGGGGCGAAGGCGGACCGCACTCTCCCCGCGAAGCTGCGGGACGAGGCGGAGGGCATTCTCGCGTGGGCCGTCCGCGGCGCCATGGAGTGGTACGCGTCGGGGCTGGAGGAGCCGACCTCCGTCGAGGCTGCGACGCAGGACTACCGCGAGTCGGAAGACAGGTTGGCGGAGTTCCTGACGGCTCGCTGCGTCAAGGAAGCCGGCGCTCGCGTCGCTCCGATGGCGGTCCGTCGCGCGTACGCGGAGTGGGCGGAGGACGCGGGACTGAGCCGGAAGGAAGTGCTCTCCGGCTGGGCTCTCGGCGTCGAGCTGGAGTCGCGCGACTTCCCCAAGTCGAAGAAGGGGGGCCGCTGGGGCTTCGAGGGGCTGCGCCTCATGACCGACGAGGAGACACAGCTCGCGCGTGCCGCGGAGACGGAGACGCCAGAGGACGACGAACCGACCGACACCGACATCTTCGGGCAGCAGCGAGAGGAGGCAGCGTGAAGTACTTCCCCTACACCATCGCGGGCGAGGAGACGATGACCCGCGTCCCAGAGACGGCCGCGGACCTCGACGAGTTCCGTCGCTGGACGGAGAACCAGGCTCGCGCCGGCGAGATGGTCGGGGCGGACACGGAGACGACGGGCCTCGACATCTTCTCGCCGACGTACCGCCTCCGGACGGCGCAGTTCGGCGACAAGCGCGACGCGTGGGTGATTCAGACCGAAGTCAGCGACCGCAACGCGGAGGCCGCCCGCTGGGCTTTCGACGTGCTTCCTCGACTCGTTTTCCACAACGCCACCTTCGACATGCTCGTCCTGGACCGCCACCTAGGGGTGCCACTGCCGACGATGGCACCGAAGGTGACCGACTCGAAGATTATCGCGCATCTGTTCGATTCGCGACCCCGCCACGAAGGCGGATGGGGCCTGAAGCTGAAGGAGCTCTGCGAGCGGGACGTCGACAAGACGGCGCCCGACACACAGGAAGATCTAACGAAGGTCTTCAACTCCATGGGCGAGACGAAGGCGACCGGGTGGGCGAAGATCGATATCAATCACCCGACCTACCTCCAGTACGCGGGGCTTGACGCGATCCTCGTCTCCCGGTGGCTCCCCGTTGGCGAGGCACGACTCCGCAAGGTGGGTGTGCGCCAGGCACTCGTGGACTTCGAGCATCGCGTGATGCTCGTCTGTGCCGAGATGGAGCGCCGCGGGATGCTCGTAGACCAGGACTACGTACGACCGCTCGTCGAGCGCCTGGAGGAGGAGGCAGCGCTTCACGCCGGCAAGGCACGGCAGTACGGCGTGACGTCGGTCAACGCCCCGAAACAGGTGTCGACGGCGCTGCTCGCCATGGGGGAGACGCTCATCCTCCCCGGCAAGACAAAGCCCGAACTCACCGACTCGGGCGCCCTGAAGGTCGACAAGGAGGTCTTGCAGTACCTCGCCGACGTTGACCGCGACTGGCAGCGCATCGGCGCCCGGAAGCCCAACCCCCTTGCGGACGCGGTGCTCCGCTCCAAGCGGGCGGGGAAGTGGGGCAAGTCGTACGGCGTGGCCATGCGCGACGGGCTCGACGTCGAGGGGCGCATTCACCCGAAGATCTCCAGCCTTGCCGCGCGCACGGCTCGGATGTCGATCTCTGCCCCTCCGCTCCAGCAACTCCCGTCCGGAGACTGGACCATCCGCCGGGCGCTGCTCGCGGACCCGGGGCACCGCATCTTCTCCGTGGACTACTCCGCGGTGGAAATGCGCGTGCTCGCGGCCCTGGCGGACGAGAAGACCATGAAGCGGGCCATCGCGGAGGGGCGCGACCTCCACGACTTCACGGCGGAACTCATCTGGGGCCCCGACTTCACGAAGGCGCACCGCAAGATCGGCAAGGGGGTCGGCTTCGGGAAGGTCTACGGGGGAGGGGCGACAACGCTGAGCCGTCAGACCGGCGCGCCGCTCGACGAAGTCAAGTCGGCCGTCGCGGCGTACGACCGGGTGTATCCCGGCATCAAGCGGTACGCGAACCGGATCCAGCGCGAAGCGCGCGCGAACGGATACGTCGTCCTCACGCCGACCGGCCGGCGCGTCCCGCTCGACCGCGACCGGGCGTACGCGGCGACGAACTACGCAGTCCAGTCGACCGCCCGGGACGTGCTGTGTCAGGCCCTCCTGAACATGCACGACAAGGGTCTGACGGAGTACTTGCTCCTCCCGATCCATGACGAGTGCCTCGGTTCGGCCCCCGTCGACGTCGTCGAGGACATCGCACGAGAGGTTGGGGAGACCATGCGGATGGACTTCTTCGGGGTGCCGCTGGACACGGACCCGGAGGTCGGGGGGAGGTCGTGGGGGTCGCTCTACATGAAGGATGCAAGCGGCAAGTACGACCACGCCCTCCGCGCGCGTGAGGACGAGTGGTACGCGAGCGTAGGACTGGCCGCGTGACGCCCGCACGTCTCGCGCCTCCTGTTGCGGGGCGTGCGAACACAGTTGACCGTGCGGTGGCGGGATTCCGTCCCTCTGCCGCACGGTCGGTGCCGCGTCCCATGCACATCACGCCCCTTCTGCGGTCGCCCGAGCCCCCGCTCTACCCCGCCCGCCGTGACGCTCTGCGACGGTGGGAGGAGCTGGACGAGTGGTCCTGTGCCTACTGTGACGCGTCGTTCGGCCCGATGGTTGTAGCGGAGGTGGACCACATTCGTCCGCTTGCAAGAGGCGGTCTTCACGAGTGGTCCAACTTGGCTCCGGCATGCGCCCTCTGCAACCGGTTGAAGTCAGACCGGGACGTTGGTGACTTCGTATCAGATATCCCAGGTGAGGGCTTCACTGTCGAGCATGTGACGACTACTCAGAGCGTCTGACATCCATGTCAACGAACTTCACGACTCGTTCACAAGATAACGAGTTCATTACGACGGAATCCGTCGTTCCGAAGATGTGTCGACCGACATAACTCCAGGTGAGGTGGCTCGACCGACACAACAACGCTCGCCACTCGGTTCGTGAAAGCCGGACTAAACCCACCAAAGCGGCCTCAATACCGGACCTGATCCGGCCGCTTGGTCATTGCCCGTGGAGGTTGTGTGACTTACAGTCCTGATCACGTCGCAGACGGACAGAAGATGGCGGATCTGCTCACCGCGCTAGAGCGCGACATGGGTGAACTGCGCCAACTGATGGCCGCTTACGACGACGCAGTCTCCATGCCTGGCCGCCGACAGTCAGGAGTGGATGCGGACGGAACGGGCCGGCAGGCAACGCACGGACCATCCCGCCCGACGGAAGCGACGGCGCTCGATGAGTGCCGCATCGCTCTTCGCGCAGAACTGAAGAACGGCGCCTCTCAACTCCCCTACGCGGTAGCGGTAGTTCGAGGTGTCTCCGCATCCATGGATCGCGCCCTGGCCCGCTGGGAGGGGGAGGACGCATCCGAGTTCACCGTCCGGGGGGACTAGTTGATCATCGTAACGGGGCCGCAAGACACTGATGACGACAAAGGGAGCATCGAGGACGCCGCGAGCCTCCTCGGTGGGATCCCCGCGTACAGCGTCATCCTCCAGTGGGCCACCGCAACAGCCCTCTACTGCCTCTCGGGTTGGGAGGCATGCCCGGTAGCTGTCGCAGACGTGACGATCGCTGAATCGTTCGGACTGCCGGTTCATCGTCTGAAGGTCTGAGCACCGCAAAACGTTCGGCGCTACAGCCCCCGTCCACGCGCGGGACGGGGGCTTTCGTTTACCCAAATCACTGTGTGACTCAGGTCACAGAACATCAGCCTCACATCTTCGCCGGATTACGACACAACCAGAGCACAAGCCACTCACGGAGGAGCCCGCAATGAGCCGAGACGAGATCACCACCGAGCAGATTCGCGCGGCTCAGGCGGGCGACGCCGACGCCATGTGGGCCGTGGTCCAGGGCTGCGACGCCATGCTCCGCGGGATCGTCCGGAGCGTCGCTCCTGGCGCCAGCGCGGAAGACGCGGAGGACTACCTCCAGGAAGCGCGAGTCACTCTCATTCAGCACGTTCGCGACTACGACTCGGAAGGGTCCGCGGCTCAGCTGACGTCGTACGCCTACCGAGCTGCTCGACGGGCCGTGACGGAGGCGCACATCGCCAACACGTGCGCCGTCGCTGTCCCCGCCACGGCGACGATCGTCGTCCGGCACCTCCTCTGGCGCCACGCGGGCGACGTCGAGAAGGTGTGGGCGGAGCTCCAGGAGGAGAAGCGAGCCACGCACAAGATGTCACGGGAGATGTTCCTCGCGATCATCGAGGCGCTTGCCGACGTGAGCCATCTGGACGCGCCGGTCACGGCAATGAACCGGAGCTCCGTCGCGCAAGACGGCGAAGGCATGGGCTACTCCCTCGCGGAGTCCATCGCCGACCCCTCGACGGAGCTGACCAATTCCGTCGAGCGCAGGGACTACGCCCGGTGGCTCATGACGCAGATCCCGCAGCGTCAGTCCTTCGCGCTCCGTGCCTACTACGGCGTCAACATGACCGCCATGACGGACGCGGAGACCACGAGCCAGATGGGCGTGACGGCCGCCAACCTCCGGAAGCTGCGCTCCGCCGGCTGCGCCAGTGCGCGGAAGGTCGCCGCACTCCACCGGGAGTTCGCCGCCGACAACCTCACCGCAGCAGCGTGAAGCACGCTCGCTAACCGACTGAACTGGAGCACAGACCATGAACCGACTTCCCTCCCTCGACGACTACGACCTCCAGGGCGTTCGCCTCGACGAGGCCGCCCTCTGGGGTGACGACGTGAGGTACGCAGTCGAGACCCGGAACGACTCAACACCGCTCGAAGGCTTCTTCATCGAGACCCTCTGAGCGGGCAGCGCAAAACGTTTAGCGGTACCGACAAACACACGAGGAGAGAATATGGCTGAGTACACGATCAACTGCGATGCGGACTCGAAGGACGCCCTGACGGCTCGCATCGAGGGGGAGTCCGTGGAGATCCTGGCCCAGCGCAGCGGCCTCCGTCGGATGGAGGTCTACAGCGCGCCCGGCGACGCTCGCACCTTCGCCCGCGGCATCCTCGCCCTGGCCGACGAGCTCGACGGGGGAGAGGTGGCGGAGGCCACGCCGAAGCGGGAGATCCAGGTCGGTGACACGGTCCGCATTCTGGCGGACGGAGCACAGGGTGCCGGGGTGCGCGCAGGAGAGACGTACACCGTGCGTGAAGTGACCGACGAGCGGGACGATCGCGCCTTCAACGGTCCGATCAAGGTCGACGGTGAGGGCGCCAACGGGCAGTGGCACCTGAGCCGCAGGAGCGTCGAACTCGTCGACGAGCCGGCCCCGGAGCCCGCTCTCGCCGACTGGGAGCGTGACCTCCTGGAGGGCCCCGCCCGCAGCTCCCGCGCGAAGTACGTCGAGGAGGCCCGCCGGCTGATGGAGGGCATGGGCGCGGACGCTGACCACATCATCGCCGTCGCGCAGTTCCTCGCGGCCGACGAGTAGCAGCTACGTACGACTCACGCCACGTCAACCACACACGAGGAGCAAGCATGCCGACAGGCGCCCGAATCACCTGCCAATCCGACCCGACCGACGAGATCGCCATCGAGCAGGACGAAGCCGACCGGTTCGTCCTCCGCGGGTACTGGGGAGGCCAGTCCCGAATCAGCGTAATCACCGACCGCGACGGCCTCCGGAGCTTCGTGCGCGACGCCCTGGAGATGGTCGGGGAGGTTGTCGACAACCGACCCATCAAGGTGGGGGACCGGGTGCGCGTCACGGCGGACAGCGTTGACCGCACCGTCGGCAGGTGCGGACGACTGACGGAGCTCGACGACCCGGGGAGCTTCTATCCGTACCTCGTCAAGTTCGAGGACCGGGACGACGATGAAGAGTGGGTGCGTGACGTCGTCAAGGACGCCTCCAGCACCACGCCCTTCGCCACGCGTGTCGACGAGGCGAAGCGGCTCCTGGCCGGCACCGAGCCGACGGCCGCCGACATCATCACCCTCGCTCGCGAACTCGCCGAACGGGCGTAGCCCCACACGGCCGTCACAGCATCAATCACTCACAGAGGAGAGCACATGACCACTGCCCCGCAGATCCACACCCTGACGAAGGCTGACGGCGCGAACGACCTCGACGGCGTCACGAAGCTCGGTATCGGTGCCTCGTGGGACACCACGACCGGCGGCTCCGGCGGGCTCCTGGGCTTCGCCCGGAAGGCGCGCGGCACTGACCTCGACGCGTTCGCCATCCTCATGGCGGGCAGCGACCCCGTCCGCATGGCGGGTCTCGACATCGCCGACCCGCTCCAGAACGGCGCGGTCACCCACTCCGGCGACAACCAGACCGGACACGGGGAGGGCGATGACGAGCTGATCGAAGTCGACTTCGCCCGCATCCCGGGGCACGTGACGGCGATCGTCTTCGTCTGCGCCGCGTACAAGCGGGGGAGCGACTTCAGCAAGGCGTCGAACGTCTCCTTCAAGGTCTACGACTCGTCCGGTGGCTCGACGGCGCAGGTCGCCGACATCTGGCCCTCGCTGCTGGGGAGCGGGAACGCCGTGGCCGTGGCGAAGGCGTTCCGCGCCGGCTCCTCCTGGAAGCTGGAGGTTCTGAACGAGCGGGGGACGGTCCGGCAGGGCGACCAGAACAGCCTTCTCCGGTTCGCCGTCGGCAAGTAGCGCAAAACGTTTGTCGCTAGGTGTTGTGGTGGTCGAGGCATGTGTGTCATAGTCGTCTCACCGCAAGGCACTGACGCAGTCGGGGCGCTCCACACGGGGCGCCCCAGGGGAGGGGACAACATGACCGCCGTAACCGCACTGATAGCCAAGTGGCAGGACGCCCGCGCAGAACTCGCGGAGCTGGAGCGGGCGGAGCACCCTGACATCGTCGACCGGCACGGCCGCACGTGGACGTGGCGCGGACGAGGCGACCTCTACCGCCACTGCGGGAACGCGGCCCCCGCCTACATGATCAACGACTTCGGACTCCCCACGCAGGCGGCTTTGGATAACCCGAACTACGACCTCTGCGGCATCTGCCTCGACGGCCGGACGCGCAACGTGCGCAAGTGCCTTTCGGAGTGGAAGTGCTCGCACAAGGTATGTCAGAGCGCATAGCACGGCGCCCCGCATAGGTAAGCCCGACCAACCCGGCACCCCCAGTGCCGGCGGGCGCGCGGTTCGAATCCGCGGCGGGGCACGTAGAAGAGACCTGAAGGAGTAGGCATGTTCCAAGAGATCAAAGCGCGTCGCGCGGCCCGTCGGCTCGTCGCGGCTTACCCGGAGATCACGGAGGCCACGGCCCGAGACCGGGCCCGTCGGTTGCTCAGGCAGTACCCGGCACTGATGTCGGGTCACCTGGCTGAGTCGCTTATCGACGGGGAACGCATCGCGCAGATGTACGAGCGACTCCGGAGGGCGTGGGCATGAACCGCATCTCCCGAGACGACGCCGTCCGCGCAGCCTTCGACCGCTTCCACACCACGGTCCCGACGAACCGCAAGTCGGCCGTCGAGCAGCTCCACAACGACATGCAGCGTGCCGGGGGACCGGTGCCGAAGGACGAGGAGGAAGCGTGAGTGACGCCCGTAAGATCGTTACCCGCAACGCCATCGCGTGGACGCTCGTCATCGGCGTCGGCGTTGCCTTCTGGCTCGTCGTAGTCCTGGCCGTATGCGCCGCCTGAGGAGGAACCATGTCCCGACCATCCCGAACCCCGTTCCGCGCGGCCGTCGTCGCCGCCTCGACGCTCACCGTCGCCGCCCTGGCCGTGGTCGTCTACCCCAACCCGCAGGCGCCGGCATACCCGACCCTCTCGGAGGTGACCTCCGCGCCCGTGGTGACGCCGGGGGAGAGGGCGGGGACGGACACGAACCGTGGCGGGAAGCGCGTGACGCTGGCACCTCTGCCTCCGGACGGTAACCCGTAGGGGAGTAGCGCAAAACGTTTTGCGCTAGGGGGTTGTGGTGGTCGACTCATGTGCGTCATAGTTGACCCACCGCAAGGCACTCACGAAGGAGACGGCGATGAAGGCTTACAAGGTTCTCGGGACGACGGACGACGTCACCACCTGTGACCTGTGCGGTAAGCCGGAGCTGAAGGGCACCGTGGCACTCATGCCGATCGACGTCGAGGGGAACGAGGACGGCGAGGCTTGCTACTTCGGAACCTCCTGCGCCGCTAAGGCCGCAGGCTGGACGCTGAAGGAGGTCCGTGCCGGTATCACGGCCGCGAAGGAGGCGAAGCTCGCCGCGGAGCGTGCCGCCCGCATCGCTGAGCGGGAGGCGGAGACGAAGGCGTACAACGCATGGGTTGCCGAGACCTACGGCGCCGGCGCCACGCTGAAGGACGCGGTTCAGAAGCACGGCGTGGCGGGTCTCTGGGCTCAGTTCCGCGCCGCGCAGGCCGCCCCCGTCGCGGAGTCGGCAGGTAAGCCGGAGGTCGTCGAGCACCGCAAGACCACGGTCACCGTCGCCGGAGTTGTGCGCGTCATCCGTACGGAGGTCGGCGACAAGGTCCGCACCACAAAGCAGCTGGAAGCCGCGCACACGAAGGCTGTGAAGGCGGCGCTCGTTGAGATGCGTCAGGAGGCTGCCCCGAAGATCCATGGCCGGGCGCGGGCCGTCGGTGAGGGGCGGACGGGAACCTTCACGTCCCTGGCTCGTCGGTGGGAGCGCGGAACGTTCACGTCCCACGGAACCTACGACGTCGCCAACATGCGCAAGCCGCACCCGCCCGTCCGCTTCACCGAGACCGTCCCGGAGTACCTCGTCGAGGTCGAGCCGGGCCACTACGCGACCGAAGAGGCCGCGGAACAGCTCGCCCTGATCTGACCCCCTGAGCCCCTGTCAATTCCGGTGACAGGGGCTCTTCCTGTAGCGCGAGACACTCACAGGAGGAGCCATGAGCTTCACGATCGTCGAGAACATCACCGCCCGTCAGGTCCGTCACGGCGACGTCTTCGTCCTCCACGGCCACGAACGCACCGCGGACGGCCCCGCGTGGGTGCTGCCCGACGGGACCGTCCACATTGCCTTCCAGGGCGGGGGAGACGCGTTTATCAACGCGGACCGGCCCCTCACCGTCACGCACACCGTGGCGACGGCGTGACGTACCGTCTGACGTTCGAGGGCGGGCCGTCGTTCCTCGTCAACGACGTGGCTCACCGCCACTTCCTCCGCCAGGCCGTACGGCGCGGGGACGAGACAACGAAGGTCCGCGGCGGATACGTGGTGACGCTCGTCGGCCGGCGAGTTGCTCGCGTGGCACTGATTGCCGAGTAGCGCAAAACGTTTGTCGCTAGGTGTTGTGGTGGTCGAGCCATATGTGCCATAGTCAGAGCAACGCAAAGCACTGACGGAGGAGGACGACATGAGCACCATGACTGAGACGATGCTCCCGCTGACCGTTGACGACCTGGCAGCCATCCCGCGCGCACGTGCCACCCGCGTTGCGTACAACTGGGCGCACTTCGGTCGCTATTCGGTGTGGATCGCTGAGGTATCGCACTTCGGATGGTCCGTTGTCACCGACTACGGCAAGCCCGGTCAGGAGTGCGTCGTGACCTCCCCGCGGACCCGCGACAACTGCATAGCGGCCCTGGCGGACTACGTGCGTGACTACGGCCGTCCGGGCTACGGCTACGACCTGGAGGTCCAGGGGTGGGAGGTCGTGAGTCCCAAGCTCGACGCGTGGATCACTAGCACTCAGGCTTTGGGCCTCAAGTGGGCCCCGCTCCCCAGCTGAGCCAACCAACTACGGGGCCCCTGTCAATTCCGGTGACAGGGGCTCCGGTACGCGAACCACTCACACCCCCGAGCACACGAACCGAGGAGCCATGAGAGCCAACCCGCTGCGCGACCCCCTCCTGATTCAGGCCGTCATCGCCGCAGCCCTCTCCTTTGCCCACATCCACGACATCGCGGAGGCCGCGGGGCAGGGCGGATGGAAGGCGTGGGCGTACCCCGTGAGCGTTGACCTCCTGCTCGTCATGGCGTGGAAACAGATGCGGGAGTCGACGGACGACAAGCGCGCGCCGCGGGTGTGGTTCTACACGTCGCTCGCAGCGTCGATGAGCGCGAACATTGCCACGGCCGGCGTGCTGGACCTGGAGCACCCCCCGACGCTCCTCCGCGTACTCGTGGCAGTCTGGCCCGTTCTCGCGTTCTTCGGCGGCTCGCTCCTCGTCCACTCGCGCAAGGCGCCCGCGGAGCCGCAGGAGCCCGCTGGAGGGACGAACGAGGAGCCGGAGGCGGAAGAGGCCACGGAGCCCCAGAAGCTCGCTCCTGCGCTCGCCCTTGTGTCGTACCGGGAGTGCGCTGACGCTCTCGGGGTTGCCGTCGAGACCATTCGCGGCGCAGCCAACGGCGACAACCCGAGGCTGCGGAAGTACGAGGCCCCCGAGAACCCGCGGCTTGTCCGCGTCGACCTGAACGAGGCCCGCAGGGTCATCAACGCCCGTCGCCCCGTGGGCGCGTGAGGAGAGAACCATGACCACTGAGGTCACAGGCCCCTACATGGAGAGCTACGTCGAGGTGGAAGTGTCCTCCGACACCGTGGCCGTGACGGCGGGCAACCGAATCGATGTCGGCATTGCCTGGCTTCCGCCCGCGCAGGCGCGCGAACTCGCCGACGCTCTCCTCCGCGCGGCCGACGAGGCGGATTGGTCTGCCGGCGTGAACACCTACCCGGACGTGGATGCGGGGGAGCTTCGCATCGGTGACGTGCTGCGTCCCTCCGTCGACTACCGCGGAGATGACGACGATCAGACTGCGGTTTGTGCGGCCGTGATGAAGCGCAACGACGCGCCGTACCTACGTGTAACGTGGCGGATACTGAAGTCGGGCGAGACGTGGACGTCGACGATGCACGAGAGGGAGTCGGTGTGCCTCATGCGTCGCGGACCGGAGGAGCGGCGATGACCTACCCCTACATGCGCGACGCTGACGGCACGAAGCCTCCGTACGGCAGCGCGGGACCCGGACACGTGTAACGGCGGACGTACGATCGAGCCATGAGCTCCCAAGCCGGCCCGTGCGCCAGATGCCACCAGCCAACCGTGAGGTACGGCCACAACGCGAACCCGCTCTGTTCCGAGTGCCTGGAGAAGGTACGTGCGGAGCGGGGCGGCAAGTACTAGGACCACGCGAGCCCCCGTCGGATCACCCGGCGGGGGCTCTTTGCGTTGTGGCTAGCTCAGACGTTGCCGCGCTTCACAGCGTCGACGAACCCGCCCCACGCAGTGTCACTGATGACGACCGCGGGGCCGGCAGGGCGCTTGCTGTCACGCACGGGCAGAGCCGCGGGGATCGCGCCGTGCGCGACCTCCACGCAGTCACCCTGATTGCCGCTGTACGACGACTTCGTCCACGCGAAGCCGGTAGCGGAGGAGTCGGTGATGATGGTCATCAGATCGTGTCCTTCAGTCGTTCCATGAGGTCGGCCGATTCGTCGAACGGGAGTGCCGCCGCGCGTAGCCGCTCGAAGGCACCTCCGTACCGACTGACTTCCGCAGGGTCCTCGACGTACAGGGCGCCCGTGAGGTTCTCCAGGTACGCAACGTCCAGGTCTGCCGTCTCCGGAAACCCTATGACGGCGAAGCTGCCGAGCATCCCCACGTGCGGGGGTGCATCGGACGGGAGTACCTGAATCGAGACCTGCGGAAGCACAGCGTGATCGAGCAACTTCTGAAGCTGCTCTCTCATCATCTTGGGGTCGCCCTTGACCCGCGGGTGGAGCGCAGCCTCGTGGATCACGGCCCACAGCTCCAGCGGGGCCGGACGGGAGAGGACGGACTGACGCGCCATACGGACCTGTGTCAGCGCGTTCACCTCCTCCGGCGTGGCGGTCATGCTGAGGGCGTCGATGGTCGCGCGGGCGTACGCGGCAGTCTGGAGGAGCCCCGGAATCAGCGTCGTCTGATACGTCCGCATCGACTTGGCGTCCGCCTCAAGGCTGATCAGGTCTGCGTACGACGGGGAGATGGTGTCCCGGTAGGTCTGCCACCATCCGCGGACGCTCCCGTGACGCGCGATGGAGTGGAGGACGTCGCGCTTGGCAGCGTCGCCGACGTCGTAGAGGTCGAGGAGCGCGTCAAGGTCGGCAGGCTTGATCCCGAGCCGGGCAAGCTCAATGCGGTTCACCTTCGACGAAGGCATCCCCACGCGTTCCGCAACGTCGCTCAGCTTCAGCCCGGTAGCCTCACGGAGCCGGCGCAGTTCACTGCCCAACTGACGCTTACGTACTGTCGGCTCGCTCATCCCTCCCCCTCGCTGCGTTGTCGTCATCTTTCCGCCCGACGGGGGGCGTGGCTACAGCTTTCCACAGCCGGGCGACTCCCGTACTGATCAGAATGCAATTTTGCAGAGTTGGTCAGTCGGGTTGCATTCCGTGCCTGACTTTCGTCACACTAGACGTGCCATTCCGCGCACAGTGGGTGATCACATGCAGGGATTAGGAGGCGTCATGTCACGCCCTGAGTCGAGAGAACTACCGGCCGTCGGCACGCTCCTCATGGATACGGCGCGCGACGTCGTCGGAGAGTTTCAGGGTGTGGCGGGTGGACGCTTCCATCTGCGCCCCATGGGAGGCGGACGAGAATGGGCCGTGTCCCCCGAATACATCCGCACGCCGACGACCGGTGAGCGCCTTTCTGCGGGCGTGGCAGCCGCCAACGAGCGGGCACAGCAGAGGTGGGCCGGATGA